AAACCTTCCTAGAGTTGGTTGGTAATGCTACCACTGGTGACGGTGTTAAGTTCTCTGACCCTAGGGTGAATGTGATTCAACTTAACTCTGACGTGTTCGACTTCTGAGTTACACTGACCCTGAGAGTAGGGGTCATTAAATATACTCCTCCCAGCACACATTTCCTTCCACTTTCCTATCACTCGGTGCATTCCGTTGATTATGACTACTAAAACCTGGGTTGTTAAAATTGAAATCGAGATTGATGAGAATAGTCATCCTCGCAAGTTCATTCCAGATGCCATTGCTGAATGTCTGAATCTTGAAGAAGGTGAGGACATTATTGACTACGATTTTATCTGCCTTGATTAAAGACTATTCCCTTCTTTGATGGTATGCGCCTGAACTGAATCTATCACTCTTAAGTAACACTCATTTCATTTTTGGAGACAACTAATGACCTCAACTATGCAAACATTCTTTACAGAAACTGAGTGGGACATGATATACAACTTTATCGGAAATGCACTCGATAATGATGATTATGATAAAGAGGATGTGTATAGCATCCGTGCTAAGATTCACAACCTGTTCTATGCAAACCCTTCCTAATTCTCAGGTATGCGTCTAAACTGAGGTTCCCCTAACCTCCCTCAATTCTCTTTATTCAGTGTCGATCACTATGTACAACACAACTGGCCAAGTTCATCGCGACGGTGTTGCTAACGAGGGCAACACAGTAGCATTACTTAACGACCTCAATCTCTATAGTGAAACTGTAGAGAAGCGCGGCGGCACTAAGTTAAAAGAAGATGCCGTTGCTGGTCATAACAAAATCAGCATTAAGCGTAAGAAAGGTATCAACAACGGATCGTTTGATTGGTTTAACACTACAGCACATAATGCTGCTCTAGGTGATACCTTCAAACACTTCCTATCTAACATGCAGGAGTTGCGGCAGTTACCTACATCAATTCGCTGCGACGAAGAGTTCATTTTGAAGATGCGCGATAGCTTTAATGCACTCTGTGAGTTAGCATTAGATAGCATCGATTATGATGACCTGAGAGACATCCTCCTTAAGGAGTTTGATTCACATAAGGACATGGACGTTATTATCAACGACACCGAGAATCGCAACCTCTATAAGTTCAAAGTAGCGCAGCACCCTGTTATCAATCTTCTGAACAATCGCGCTTCTATTGTTCTTCAGGGCGGCGGTAAATCTTCTCGCTCTATCTACTTTGTTACCGCTGAGGGTAATGTTGTCGATTGTGGATTGCGCCTGAGAGTAACATCGAATAATGGAATCAATGCTTTTCTCGGTAACAGCAAAGCAAACGCTAATTCTTCTGTAGTTATGAAATTGCAGCAGGACAAAGTTAAAAATCTTTTGAATGATTGTAACGCTGAGGTTATCAGTTATTGAGACACGAATAAGGGGACTGTCTAACAGTCTCCTTTTTTATTATTCGTATTCGTTAACACTTAGGACAGTTAATTATGGGTCTTAAATGTAAAGAATTGCCGCCCTTAGCTAAAAACGCCTAACTACCCCAACCTACAACGAACCAAAAACGAGAGAGAGATAACGAATCCATAAAAAAATTTTTTGGTATAAAAATTGACTAAAAGGAATGTGTGATATATAATGTGTCTTGAAGACCCCAATAGTTAAAAAATTTCCGGAGTAAAAAAATGAACGAAAAGGTTTTTCACATTTATGCAAAGAAGCAATGTATTATGAGTTGTATTAGTGAGGAAGAATTCAAGACAACATGGAATACAGTATATGCCCTTGTTGGATTAATGAAATCGGACTATACTATTAAAGATCTTTCATATGAAGAGGTTACGGTTCCTCAATATGAGGAAGCGAGTTATTGACTTACACTAAATAAGACGTTAGAATTGATTTGAGGTTTTTATTCTCTTATGGCTAAAGGATTTACTGTAAAAGCTGCAACGCCAAGGGTGGCAAAAAAAGCAGCAGGTCCCGAATGGGACTATCAAGCAATTAAAGAAAGAATGCGAGGGAAGACAATTGTATTTTGTCTTCCTGGACGTGGATGCTCATATACATTTTTGAAATCATTTGTACAACTATGTTTTGATCTAGTACAGAGTGGTCTGAGTATTCAGATCAGTCAAGACTATAGTTCAATGGTTAACTTTGCACGTTGTAAAGTACTCGGTGCAAATGTTCTTCGTGGTCCTAAGCAGATTCCTTGGGATGGTAAACTCCCTTACGATTATCAGTTGTGGATTGATAGTGATATTGTATTCAACACTGAAAAGTTCTGGCAATTGTGTGATCTTGCATTACCTGCAGAAGGTGATGAGAAGGAAGTTGTTGCTGGTTGGTATTTGACTGAAGATGGTAAAACTTCATCTGTTGCACATTGGTTGGAAGAAGATGATTTCCGTAACAATGGTGGTGTGATGAATCATGAAACCATTGAAACAATGTCGAAGCGTAAGAAACCATTTACTGTAGATTACACTGGTTTTGGTTGGGTACTTATTAAGAAGGGAGTATTTGAAAGTCTGGAGTATCCTTGGTTTGCTCCTAAGATGCAAGTCTTTGAGTCTGGTGCAGTACAAGATATGTGTGGAGAAGATGTTTCATTCTGTCTTGATGCAAAGGAAGAAGGATTTGAGATTTGGTGTGATCCACGAATTCGTGTTGGACATGAGAAGATAAGAGTCATCTGATGTTGTATAATGTGTACTATGGGGAAAAACTTTTACAAGAGAGAATTTCCCCAGAGTCGGCAGCAGAGTTAATGCAATTATATGCGGATGCATATTATGAAGACCCTGCTGCTTCACTCGATCCCACTCTCATTAAATTAGATCCACTATTTGAAGATTAATCATGGCTGTACGGTTTAACGCAAACAAAGACATCATTGAAACAACTCCTAAGAAGACTCGGCAAGGTGATGGAGAACATACAAAGTATGCCGCTACTTCTCGCAATAACAAGCGGAAACCTTATAGAGGTCAAGGTAAATAATATTCAGAGCGTCCTTCGGGGCGCTTTTTTAATAAATATCCGGAAACTCACCGGAAAGTCTCACTATGGCTGCTTTGATTTGTAATTTACCATCTGTTGAAGTATGGGTCCGAAAAGAATACTTAACAGATCATCAGAGCGGTCATGGGGAATATGTAAAGGGTGTATGGGTTAGTTGTAAGAGTATACCAGGAAGAGCATTTTACTTTGAAACTTATCTACCAGAATATGCGGCAATGTACGACAAATTGCCCATCAGTGCCTTCTTAAATCGCCCGGAAGCGCCCGAACCTGATATGTCGCTACCTAACCTCCAATTCTGGAATTGTATGGATTATGGGGTCGTAGCAGTCACTAAGCAATTCATTGGAAGTATGGATTTTGAATGCTATACCCGCGATCATGGAATTCAAAAAGGTACTTATATCTGTACAATAGACAACTATCATCAAGATCCTGATGTAATTGATTATGCTACAAGTGAAAATCCAGCAGAACATAAGTCACATAACCTAATTCAACTCAATAATGGTCAATATGCACTATATCCAAACAATAGATTACGCATTTTCGACAACTCATTGACTCCAGAAGAACCAAAAATGCCTGATTTCAAGGTTTCAACCATAGAATATAGTGTTGAGAACGGTTTTGATCGACTTGGTATGGGTCGAGAGGACGAATATTTTTGGAAAACAGCAAAAGAACGTAAAAAAGAAGAACCAACAATCGCTGACTACGACTGGTACACAGTCAAAGAAGAAGAAAATCCAATAGATATGTATAAATCACAAGAGGGTCGTCATCTTGATACCCAATAAATACAAAAAAAGGAGGAAATATGCTATTTGAAAACGATTTTTTGGATAATTTAGCTGCAAAGCAAGACGAAAAACTAATTCGTGAGATCCTTAACGATGATTCGGATCCTAAAAAAACAAAAGTTCGCAAAGAGAGTGAAATTTTCACTAATGATAGTGAACCAGAAACACTTTATGAGTGAAATTGGTAATAAATAAACATATTATGATATAAATTAATGCCTTTAGAACTGGTTACTTCCAAGCAATTTAAAGATATTAGCCTTTCATTTGTTAAAAATCCCACAACGGGTGACTGTGTTTCTTTATCAAATTCTCGTGCAATATCAAGGGCTGTTAGGAATTTAGTCTCCACAATACGCGGAGAGAGATTTTTTGAACCAGATATTGGTTGTGGAGTTAATGCATTATTATTTACAAATTCTTTGGATGAAAACTCCAGAGAAGTTATACGTTCAGAGATAAAACAAACTATTAAGGAGTTTGAACCAAGAGTAGAGTTGGATGATGTAGTAGTTAATGCAAGTCCATATGATTCAAATTCGGTAGATATTAAGATAACATACAGAATAATTGGAATTAGTCCAGATATAGAAACATTAGAGTTTGTATTCCAACCACTAAGATAAAATGTCGTTAGTTAACTTTTCAAATTTAGATTATGCGGACATTAAAAAGTCCATCATTGATCATTTAAAAGCCAATTCTACTTTTACTGATTACGACTTTGAGGGATCAAACCTTTCAGTCTTAATAGACACTCTTGCATACAATACATATATTGCATCTTTCAATGCTAACATGGTTAGCAATGAGGTGTTTATTGATAGTGCTACTCTAAGAGAGAATGTAGTTTCGTTAGCAAGAAATATTGGTTATGTACCAAGATCTAAAAAAGGTGCAAGAGCAACTATCTCATTTGTTGTTCAGTATAAAGAAAGTGAAATTAAACCAGTAACTATTAAACTTCATAAAGGATTATGTGTTATATCATCTAGTTCTTCTGGTCAAGGAACATATACTTTTGTTGTTAAGGATGACGTTACCGTACCTGTTGTTGGAAATACTGCATTATTTGCGGATATTGAAGTAGTAGAGGGAGTATTAGTATCAGAGTCTCATGTATATAATCCAGAAGTTAGAGATCCGAGAATTATTTTAGAAAATAGTGGTGTTGATACATCTACTTTAGAAGTTAGGGTTAGGAAAAACGCCACATTAGTTGGTGGAGATAAATTTAGATTAATCAATAATTTATTTGAAGCAAAAGAAAATGCAAATATTTTCTTTATTCAAGAAGTTCAGGATCAAAGATATGAATTAATATTTGGTGATAATATTTTTGGTAAATCTCTAGAACCAGGAAACGTAGTTGATGTAAGTTATGTTATTAGTAAAGGAGTTGCTGGTAATGGAGTAAGAGGATTTACTTTTACTGGAAAATTAGAAGATAACAATGGCGATAGAGTTACTACTGGAATAAGTCCTATAGAAACAGTAGCATCTTCAAGATTTGGTGAAGAAATTGAATCTATAGATTCAATTAAAAAATATGCACCAAGAATATATGCAGCGCAAAATAGAGCAGTAACAACAGCAGATTGGGAAGCAATAGTTCCTACAGTCTATCCAGAAGCTGAGATTGTTTCTGCTTATGGTGGAGAGACTATGAATCCTCCACAATTTGGTAGAGTTTTTCTAGCAATAAAACCAAAGTATAGTCAATTTTTGACTGATTTGGATAAAAGAAATTTAATTACTAATTTAAGATCATATGCTGTTGTTGGTGTTGATATTCAATTGGTTGATATGAAGTTTTTATACATTGAAGTAGAAACATCAGCTTACTTTGATTCAAATAAAGTTTCTTCAGCAGCTGCTGTACAAAGTTTGGTTACAGATAGTTTAAATGCGTACTCAAAATCTGCGGAAATGAATGGACCAGGATCTAGATTTAAATATAGTAAATTACTTAATATAATTGATAATAGTCATAGATCAATTACATCAAATATAACAAATGTTCAGATGAGGAGAGATATTGTAACTACATTAAATTCTGTTGCAACTTATGAAATTTGTTTTGGAAATCCAATAAGAATTTTGCATGAATCTGGAAATTATAATATTAGATCTAGTGGATTTTCTGTTGATGGAATTGAGGGGACAGTTTATCTTGGGGATATCCCTTCTGATGATGGAGTAAATGGAAAAGTTGTCGTGTTTAGATTACTAGGAAAAACAGAGACTCAAATTGCAAGAGAAGTTGGAACTATTGATTATGTTAAAGGAGAAATAATTCTTTATAATATTGATATAGAAAGTACAACTAAAACACTTTTTAATGACACTCCTGTTATTGAAATATCTGCCGCACCAGAATCTAATGATGTGATAGGACTGCAAGATTTATATTTACAGTTAGATGTCTCAAAAAGCATTGTTACAGGAATTATAGATAAAATTTCGTCAGGGACTGATCTTTCCGGGTCTACATATATTAGAAGTTCTAGTTATGCTGATTTTGAAAATGATTTAATTCGTAATTAATTCAAAAAAAGAGATTCAAACAACGATAAGATAAAGCAATGCACGGAAGTTCTCGCAACAAAGTCAAATTATCCTCCATAGTAGAGAGTCAGTTACCTCTATTTGCGAGAGAAGATTATCCTTTTTTTGTTGAGTTTCTACAACAATACTACGAGTATCTAGAAAATCCTGGACAAGCATATGATTTATTAACAAATCCAGATTCATACACAAGGTTAGATTTTGTAGCTGATTCTATTAGCACAACAGAATTAACACAAGATCTGGGTGCTTTTGATGATGTTGTTTATGTAACATCTACAAAAGGATATCCTTTTGAAAATGGGATGTTAAAAATAGATGATGAGATAATTTACTATAAATCTAAAACTGAAACTTCTTTTGAAGAATGTATTAGAGGTTTTAGTGGAGTTACTAGTTATACTGTTTTTGATAAAACTGATGTTTTAGAATTCTCAGAAACGACAATTGATGATCATCTTTCTGGAGCTTTAGTAAATAATTTAAATGCTTTATTGCTTGATGAATTTTTTACTAAACTAAAAATTCAATTTGCTCCTGGATTTGAAGATGTAACTTTTACAGAAAAATTAAATAGAAGTCTTTTTATTAAACAAATAAAAGATTTTTATAGCACTAAGGGTGGAGATGATTCTTTCAATATTTTATTTAAAGCTCTGTATGGAACTACTGCAAAAATAATAAGACCAAGAGATTTCTTAATCAAGCCATCATCTGCTGACTATAGAAAAACTTTAGACTTAGTAGTTGAAGAGATATCAGGAGATCCAAGTCAAATTTTAAATAGGGTATTATATCAAGAAAAAGATGGAGATATTCCGACATCTTATGGAACAGTTGTAGGAGTAAAGAATATTGAAAAAAATGGAAATGATTATTATGTTATTAGCTTAGATTATGGATATAACAGAGATTTAAGTACACAAGGAACAGTATTTGGAGAATTTAGCTTACATTCACAAACACAAACTTTAGAATCTGTTTCAATTGGATCCAGTACAATTACTGTTGATTCTACAGTAGGATTTGCTGCAGAGGGAGAGCTATTAGTTTTATTTAATGGGGATGAAGATGCTGGAATTCAAGATACATTCATGCTCGTTAATTATAATGGAGTTAACTTAAATCAGTTTTTAAATGTAACTGGAGTAACAAAACCAATTGAATCTGGGTGGACTATTGGAGTAAATTCTTATGTTTACTCTTATGATAATGAAGAAAAAGAAGTAAGAATGAGAGTTTCTGGAGTTCTTGGAGAGATCAAAGAAATAAGATCTTCTTCATTTAGCGAAATAGGAGATTATGCTAAGGTATGGACGTTAGGAAAAGAGACAGATGATATCAGAACAACAGAATGGATGTACAACCATGCTATATCAAATAGGGTTTTTGAATTATCTGACGAAGGAAATTTAAATTATTCAATTACTACTTATGATAAGTGTAGAATTAATGGTGGCGAATCAGTATTAGTTAATTGTGATGTTAGAAATTTAGACGGTTCTTTAGAAAGAATAGAAAAAGTTTTTGAAGTATTTTCTGGTCCAACACCAGATAATTCATTTAGAATTATCAATGATAGAGAAATTGTAGAAGCTTATTATGTAAAGAGATTTATAACAAAAGCAAAAAATACTGAATTTATTGCAAACGTTCAAAACACATATGTAGATTTAGAAAACAGTGTTTATGTGGCGACGAATTCTCTTCCAAATTATTTTAATGATGATCTAGAATTAAATTATAGAGATGTTATAATTAAGGGAACTTTTGTAAATTCTACTATTATAACTTCAAATAAACATGGTTTTTATACGGGAGATGCTGTATGGTATGATTCTTCATTTTCCGAAGAAAATACTCTTGATCTAGTTGGTTATTATTTTATATTCAAAATTGATGATGATTCTTTTAGACTTTCTAAAAGTAGAAGTAATTTAGAATCTCAATTTTTTGTTACATTTAATGGTTTTGCAGACTTTGCTAAATTAGTGAGAATCAGTAATATTGGTGCCAGTAATCAGCAATTAAAATTATCTCCACAATATGCAATAAGAAAAATAAGAGATCAAAAAAATTATACAATAGACGAAGTTGATTATGAAATTTTACCTCAAGAAAGAGTTGGAATATTTAAAAATGGAGTTGAGATTATATCTTACAAATCTAAAGATGCTTGTTTTTATGGAGAAATTGAAGAAGTAGTTGTTAACAGTGGAGGAGAGGGTTACGACGTAATAAATCCTCCAGAGTTAAGTGTTATTGATTCTTCCGGATCAAATTTCTCAGGAAATGTATGTGTAAGAGGACTGCTACAAAGAGTAAATGTTACATATCCTGGAATTGATTATATAAAAATTGATAGTATTATTATAAGTGGAGGAAATCCAACTAAAGCTGCAGAAGTTGAGCCAATTTTACAGTCTGTAAATCATGTAGTTACTTTTAGATCTGATCTTTCTACCAAAGTTTCTCTTTCCGATGGATCTATTATTTCAGAAAATCCTCATAACTTCAGAGATGATGATGAAGTAATTTACTCTAGTCAAGGTCAAACTGCTTTAGGGGGATTAGTAGACGGTAATGTATATTATATTAATCCAATCAATACTACTAAGTTTACATTACATGAGTCACCATTTGACGCTGCTGCGGGAATAAACACAGTAGGTATAACAACACGTGGTGTTGGTAATCACATTTTTACATCAACAGCACCAAAATTTTCTTTACGAAGAGTTGAAATTACTCAACCAGGAGAAGGATACAGAAATAATGTAGTTACAGTTACTTCATCTGGTATAAGTACATCCGCTTATAGTATTTCAAAATCAAATCATTTATTTAACAATGGTGATGAAGTTGTATACCAATACACAGGAAGTGAGCCTATTGCAGGTCTTTCTACATCATCTACTTATTATGTTATTAAGACAACCGACAATTCTTTTTCTCTTTATGAGAAAAATACTGATCTAAGTCTTGGTGGATCAGATTATTATGCAAAACTTGGTAGAATTGTAGAGTTAGGTTCTGCCCCATCGGGATATCATATATTTAAAGATGTTCCAATTACTATAGAAATAAATGGAATTTTAGATGTTTCTCGAAAAGTAGAAAATACTGCTAAAGCAAAGATAGATCCTATTTTTAGAGGTGAAGTTATAAGAGTAGATGTAGTTGATGGTGGAAGTAATTATGGGTCTGAAAATGTTATTAACTCTGAAAGACAACCAAATTATTCTATACTCACTGGAGATGGTGCAGTATTAAATCCAATTATTTTTGATGGAAGATTAGAAAATGTAGTTGTTGTTTCTGGAGGAACTAATTATAATGCAACTCCAGATATTGAATTGTTCCAATTGAATGAACAAGGTAATCGATTTAGAACATCAAGTGCAGAAATATCACCGATTGTTTCTGGAGGAAAAATTAGCGGAGTTTATATAAATGGTAAAGGAAATAATTACGGTAGTAATCCATCAGTTGTAATAAATTCTCCTGGAGTCGGAGCTCAGTTACAGTTTAAAATTAAAAAATGGACTTTTGATCAAGTTGCAAGACTTATTGATGAGCAATCAATTACTAGTGATGACGGATATCTTGTAAGAAGTATTGATAAAGACTTTGAGATGCAATATACGCATATATATCCGCCTAGAAAATTAAGAAATTTGTGTTATGCTAAAAAGTTTGAAGAGGGCGTTCAAAAATATAGAACTGATTTAAATAATGATTTTGCATCGGATCCATATCATTCACCAATTATTGGTTGGGCTTATGATGGTAGTCCCATTTATGGACCATATGGATATGATACTCCAGAAGGTGGTCAAGTTCGTAGAATGACTTCTGGATATGAATTAGAAGAACAAGATAATAGACCAAATTTTAAATTAGGACTTTTTATTAATGATTATCAATTCAGAGGGAATGGGGATTTAGATAGAAATAATGGTAGATTTTGTATAACTCCAGAGTTTCCTAATGGAGTTTATGCATATTTCATGACCATAGGTGAAATCGTCCAAGCGGAAGGTCAATTTTCACAAAACAAACTCCCAGCTTTTCCTTATATAGTTGGAGACGATTTTGAATACACTCCAATACTTTTTAACTATAATACTGCAAAAGATACAAATCAAGTTGAATTTGATTTTCAAGAATATGGATGTAGGAGAAATGTAACTCCATATAATTTAAAACAATGGTATAGTGGATATGAGTATCTTATCCAACCAAATCAATTTGATGCTCATTTTTCAAAAATCACTGATCTTTCTGCTGGATCAGTTGATGATATAGATGTTTTAGATTCCGGAGATAATTACAAAGTAAAAGATCCAATTTCTTTTGTAGATAATGTGGGTACTGGTGGAACAGGAGCTGTTGCTTTTGTATCCGAAATTAAAGGAAAAACTATAACTTCTTTAGCTGTTACGGAAACGTATATACCAGTAGCTCAAGGATATCAAGTTGCTAATGGTAAAACAATTATATTTTGTGAGCAAGAACATGGACTGACTAATGATAATTTTGTAGATGTTGTTGGAGTATCTACGGCATCTGCAATTGCTGTAGATACTCAAGCTGCTGTTATTGTCGAAAATAAAATTTTTACTTTAACAAGAGATATTGCGGATGCTGCTACTACTGGTCCTGTAATTTATTTTCCTATTAAAGAAAATAATGTCTCGGTATATCCAAATGATATTTTTATTATAAATGATGAAAAAATGAAAATTCTTAATATAGATAAGAAAAATTCTAGATTAAGAGTTTTAAGAGAGCATGATGGTACAGTTGGATCTGCACATTCATTGGAAAATAAAGCAACTATTTTACCAACTCATTTTAAAATAAGTTTAAACTTAGGTGATTTTTCTACAGTAAATAGAGAGATTTATTTTAATCCAGAAGAAACAGTTGGAATTGGAACGACAGCAGGAACGGGAATAACTACTAATTTGTATTTTAATAATCCTGGATCTGGAGCAACATATTTAAATATTCCAACTAGAGCATTATATTTTCCAGGTCATGGTATACAGACTAATGATGAATTAATATACTATTCAAATACTGGAGATCCTCTAGCAGTATCAACTACAGGTATTGGATCTACTCATCTCAGTGATGGTCAATCACTATTTGCTGTAAGATTAACAAAAGATTTAATAGGAATATCTACAAATGAAATTGGAATTTCCACAATAACAAAACCAGGATATGATCAGTCATATGTTGGTGTTGCTGGAACTGATATTGATGTAGATTTATTGTATTTTGTTGGATTAGGTACAGGGGAAAATCATAGCTTTAAGACAGCTTTTGAATTCATGCCTTTAGAAGTATCTAAGTCCAGAGTTACTGTATCTACAGCAGAAACTCATGGTATGGAAGTTGGAGATAAATTTAGAATATTCATAAGACCAGGTGGGGTTGAAGAATTCGATGTTTATTATAATGATGCAACTAAGAGAACCTTAGTTAATCAAGTATTCATACCATCTGCAGGAATTAATACATCAACCAATGAAATAACTGTTGAAGATCATGGTTTTGAAGATGGTGATAAGGTGCTTGTGCAATTTACAGATACTCCAGATCTTCTTAAAGACAAATTCTATTTTACAGAATATGTAAGTAGAAATAAATTTAATCTTTATGAATATTATGATCAAGCTGTTGGACTTGGAACGACAACTATTATTAGCAATCTCGGAAACACAATAAGATTTTCTACTGCAGGTAATGTATTTTTGAGAACTGTTCATCCCAAATTAAAAGTTAATCGAGACAAAACAATAAGATTTAATTTAGGAGATTCATCTCTCTCGTATGTTGATGGAACTACACAACTAACTGCATTTGATTTTAAAATTTATACAGATTCATCTTATCAAAACGAATATATTACAGATCAATTTGGAAATTTTGTTGTTAAACAAACTGGACGGATAGGTGTTGATAATGATGCTAAAGTTGAAATAACTGTAAACGGACTAACTCCAAGATTTTTATATTATGTATTAAGTCCTAAAGAAGTTAAAGGAATTTCAGAATTAAAGTCTGGTTCTATAGTTGATTCCTACAGAGTTCAAAATCCAGGTCAAATAGAGATAACAGAGCAAGGACTATCTGGTGGTCATGTTGTTGTCTCTACTTCCACATCTTCTTTTGTTTATGATAGTCCCAGATCTTATCCAGGAATAACTTCTTTTACATCTACAGATTCTTCTTTGAATTATGTTACAAGATCTATTAATGCAACTGGACCAATACACGATGTATATGTTGCTAATGGTGGATTTGGATATAAATCAATTGTTGGAATAGTCACGGTTGCAACTGAAACAGGATCTGGAGCAAAGGTTAGAATTGTAACTGATTCGATTGGTGGTAAAAAAGTATTTAAAACTGAAGATGTTGGTTGGGATTATCCAACAGATGTTACATTAAAGCCAACTGCTAAACTTCCAGATGTATTAATTCTTGATCAAAAACTTTCTTTTGATACAATCACTAGAGAAACATCAGGAATTAACTATACTGTTGCTCCAGATTTAATCGTAAAGGATACAGCATCAAATAAAGTTCTAACAGATCTTATATTAAAATATGAATTAAGTGGATCTGTATTCATAGTTAAAAATACAAACGAATTATCAAATAATACTCCACAAATAATTCCAACCAATAACTCAAATGGATTTAGTATCAAATCTTTGACTTTCGATAATTCTACTAAAATAGCTACTTTAACATTCAAGACTAGTTTTAGTGCTGGTTTTGATTTCCCATTTGAAGTTGGTAAGAAGGTTTTAATCGAAGGATGTGCTTCAAAAACTTTAGGAAGTTCTGGAAGATCTTTCAATAGTTCTGATTTTGAATATTCATTATATAAAATAACAGAAATAGATCCAAACTTCGGAGGATCTCTTGGATCCATAAAATTTGATATGTCTCCAGTTGTTGGAAGTGTAGAAACTCTTGGAGAATATGATGATATCAGTGCAACAGGAATTGTTGTTCCTGAAGTATATTTCCCAACATTTGTTGTAAAAACAAAAAGAAATGAATTTATACCTGGAGAAATAATAACAGGAAGAACAACAGGATCTAAAGGAGAAGTCCAAAGATATGATTCTGGATCAGAAGTATTAAAATATTTTGGACAACAAACATTTGAACTTAATGAAGATGTCGAAGGAGCAAAAAGTGGAACCGTTGGTAAAATTAATGATATTCAATTAACAGAACTTTATTATGATATTAGATCTTCTGCTATAATTACTAAAGAGTGGACTGATACTAAAGGATTCCTTAATTACAATGAATATAAGATTCATGATAGTGACTATTATCAGCACTTCTCTTACAGTATTCAAAGTACAGTTTCTGAAAATATTTGGGAAGACGAAGTTGGAAGATTAAATCACCTTGTTGGATGGAAGAGATTTAGTGATTACAGTATAGAGTCTAGAGATCTTTCTTATACAGGAATATCGACATCGCAAGATGGAGGAGATTTTGTTTCTGTTGCAGATTTCAGTAGAGTTGTAAATACAAATTGTGTTTATGATTTTGATATTGTTGTTGATGAGACAACTTTAATTGGATCGAAGAGATTCTCAACCGGAATGGTTTTCAATAGCAGAGAACTTCAAGATTTTAATAAATCTGTTGGTAATAGAGTTCTTATTATTGATGATATTAGCGATCAATTTAACAGTGAACCAAGATCAGATAGATTTAGTGTAATTGATAATTTTAAACTTGCAGATAGTAGAGCTAGAAAATACATCGTATTCTCAAGAGATAGTAGATTTACTGGAGAAAGACAAGTTTATATCGTAACAACCATACATGATGATAACAATTTCTATGTCAATCAATACGGAAGAGTTGAAACAGTTGGAGACTTAGGATCTTTTGATTTCTCTATTTTTGAGGATGAAGGTCAATTCAAATTCTATCCAAACAAATATTTGGTCAATGATTATGATTTAAGCTTTGTTACTTATAACATCGATGATTATACATCAGGAATTGGATCAACCGTATTTGGAAACGTTGCTACTGTTTACTTAGAAAATTCTTCAGTTTCTTCTGGAGCAACAACAACTATTGCAACCATACCATTAGATTATAGATCTTCAAAATTACTTGTTCAAGTAGAAGATAGTACTCAAGTATATGAATTTGATGAAATTTCTGTTATTCATGATGGATCTGACGTTACTATTCAAGATTATGGTCAATTAACAACTACTTTAACAGAATATTCTACTGATGGAATAGGAACATACAATGCATACATTGATGGATCAAATATTAAAGTTGACCTTATTCCTAACGTGTTATTGAATGCAGATGTTAATGTTATGAGAGTATCCTTGGCTTCCTCAGAGTCTGGATTTACAACACCTGGTGAGACCAATATGTCTACCACACTCATTGAATCTACTTTCACATCTATAGCAAGCACAGAAAGTACAGGAGGAAATATTATTGCTTCTTATGATAATGGTATTACTGGAATTAATGATTACAGTAGTGGTTACTATATTGTTAGTATTGATGATAACACGAATCAAAAATATCAACTTTCTGAGGTAGTTGTTGCATCTACAGCAACAACAGCTTATTATACAGAATTTGGTCAATTATTTACTGATAGCGAAGTTGGTATAGTTACTGCAGGAGTTGCAGGAACAGTAACAAACATTTATTTTACAGCAGGATCTTCAATTGATGCTGAAGTTAGAGTGTATGCACATCATATCGGAATAAGAGATCTTTCAAATGATGTAACTGAAATTAATCTTACTAATGGTGAGATATTAACTGGTAACTCAGAATACATTGGAACTCAAAATGAAATTAAGAGAGATTTTGAACTTTTCCATAAAGGTAATCCAATTTTCCAGAAAGAATTTGATGGATCTAACATTGCTATTACTAGTGTAACAGAAAACACTATTGAATTACCTCAGCATTTCTTTGTAACTGGAGAGGAAGTCATATATTCTTATGATTCTACAAATGAACCAATTGGAATTGCTACCACAACAATTCCAGGAATAGGAAGCACTGATAAGTTACCTTCTTCATTATTCATAATCAAAGAAGATGAACTGCTGGTTAAAGTAGCCGCTTCTGCTACAGATGCTTTAGCATTAAGACCAACACCCCTTGATATTATAAGTGTTGGTGTTGGATCCGAACACTATATAACTGCAAAAAATCAAAATCCTAAATCTTTAGTAACCATTGATAATATGATACAGTCTCCGATTGTATCTACAGCTACTACTACATCTCTTCTTAACGGATTTACTACAGTCGAAGATGTTCTTACTATAGTTTCAGAACCAGAGAAATTCTTCACTGGAGATTTTCTACAAATAAATGATGAAATTGTTAGAGTCACCATAGTTGGATATGGTGGATCTGATAATGATATTTACGTTCAGAGAGCAGTTCTTGGTACAAAGTTGGCGAATCATGGACAGTATGATTTAATGACCAAAATCATTGGTAACTATAATATTGTTGATAATACAATTAGTTTCGCTGATGCTCCATATGGAAAAACACCAGTTGGGCTTCCAGATAACCGTCCAGATCAAAGAGATTATACGGGAATTACAACTTTCTCTAGATTTAGTGGAAGAACTTTCATGAGAAATGCAGATGTTGATACAACAAATGATCCATATTATAAAAACTATGTGTTTGATGGAATTGAAGATCAATTTACTGGAATTCAAAGTTCTTTTGAATTAAAAGTTGGTGGACAAAGTATTGATGGAATTTCCGCAAGTAATGCTATCATCACAGTAAACGATCTTTTCCAGTCACCTAAAGTAGATCAGTCTAATGTTGATATTGAAGGAAACTATACTTTAGAAGAAAGTGGTGGGTCTACAAATATCATATTTGATGAAAGTGAATATGATAGAGAAGATGATATTATTATCAAGGGTCTTCCTGTTGGTGGAAGAATTGTTTCTGTTGGATCTACCAAAGGATTTGGATATCAATCGTTAGTTTCTGCTGCTGGAACCGCTACAGTTTCTTCTGCAGGAACTATCAGTGCGATTAACATTTCTAATGTTGGTGGTGGATATAGAACTGGAATTCAAACCAATATCGAAGTTTATATTCGCGAAGAAACTGTAGAATCCTCCAGTAAAGTTGCAATAGGAACTGCTCTTGTTACTAGAGGAAGAGTTACTGGAGTAGCTGTTACAAATTCTGATGTATTCTATGTTCCTAGAGATATATCTACTGTTGGTCATACTACAACAACTGGGTTAACAACAGTTACAACATCTACTGCACATGGATTATCTGTTGGTAATGAAGTTGTTCTTTCTGGAGTGGGAGAAATTATTAATAGTCCCATAATAGAATATTTAAGTGTAAGAGCAGTTAATAGTGGTACTGAGTTTGAAGTTAATACTGGAGTCACTACAGATTCTTACTCTTATAGTTCTGGCGGTAAGGTTGAAAAATACTTTACAGTGGACTTTGATGATCCTCTTCCATATGATAATCTTGCTACAACATATTCCACAACTTCAATTGGAGATACTGGAGGAAGAGCTGCAAAGGTTAGTGTTGTTGTTGGAGAAGGATCTAGTGTAACTGACTTTGAAATAAAAAATGTTGGATATGGATATGAAATCAACAATGTATTAACAGTTTCTGTTGGTGGAACAGATGGAATTCCTTACATGTATCATGGAAGATTTGCTGATGCTGGAAATCTCCTTGCTTACAATAGGCAATTCTTGATTAAAGAAGCTGTTGGATATGCAACGGCTACATATCCTTCTCTACTTTCTAACCCAGATTACGATGAAACTAAGTGCGAAAGAGACACTGGATATATTGTTGATGCCTTAGCAAATGATCTCTTCTTTGGCGGAAACTTTAATTCTGTTGCAGCTGGTAATAAGTATTGGAATGGACCACTAAACTATGTTACCGGAGAGACTACAGAAACTATTGCAACATATGATTATCTTGCTGGTATTTCAACATACGTTATAAACAATCAAATTTTACCAGTATCATATCAAGGAATAGCAGTATCGGTTACTCAGTATACAGATACTACAATTGATTATGATACTGATTGCAGTCCTTCTTATAGTGTGGACTGCTGTTCTGATGTTGCATCTTCAATTTATAACTTAGTTGGAATTATTACCACAATTATTGGTGATGGATCTGCATATGCTCCGGTAATTGAATCTCCTTCCGCTGAACCAACTTTAACGTTACCAACAACATTAGATTTTAATGAGTTCAATTTCTATATTACCAAAACTGAAACTGACCAATTTACTGGATGGACTATTGGAGATCTTGATGTAATTGATGATATCAGTGATCAATTTAATGGAGAAAAAACAAGATTTGCAATTAAATTCAATGGTGTTAGAACATCAATTAAAGCAGGAAAAGGATCTTTAATCGACGTTCAAGCAACTCTCCTTGTTTTTATCAATGACGTTCTTCAAGTTCCTGGAGAAGCTTACTTGTTCCCAGGAGGAAGTACTATTAGATTCACTGAAGCTCCTGCATTAGGAGATTCTTGCAAGATTCTATTCTATAAAGGAACTGGAGATATTGATGTTGAATTTGTAGATATCTTAGAGACAGTATCTGCTGGAGATCTTTTAACAATGCTCAGTGATGAACCAGATCTCGATCAGACTGACCGTTCTGTAAAAGAAGTTACTTCTACGGATTCTGTAGATACATTTTTATATGGTGGTGTTGGAATTAGTGATGATCCATTTATAGAAAGGTCAGTTAACTGGTGTCGAGCAACATCCGATGCTATCATCGATGGTCAAGAAATTACTAAAGATAGAGATATCTATGAAGCATCTATACTTCCATTAACTACATTGATTTATGATGTTGGTGCAGCAAGCACTCAAATATGGATTGAAGGTGTAAAAACATTCTTTGATAACCAAAAAGAAAACACAACAGATTTATATGTAAGCACTGTTGATATTATTGATCAAGATGATACCTCAGAAGCATTAGCTACTGCATCTGTTACAGCAGGTATTGTTACCCAAATTACAGTAACAAATACTGGTAGTGGATATTTCAAGATTCCAACTATTTCTATAGGAAAACCAGTAGAAGATGGTGGAGATCAAGCAACAGCTTCTGCTGCTATTGCTTCTGGGCAATTAACAACTATTACTGTATCTGCAGGAGGAACTGGTTATGATGATAACCATCCACCAGCAGTTCTAATTTCTCCACCAACTCCAAGATCAGAAACTGTCTTTAGAGTTGATTATGCTGGTGATTTTGGTGAAGTTATTGGTGTTGGAACAACAACTATTGGAGCTGGGTCTTCGCAAGGTTTAGTTTTTGAATTCTCAATTCCAGAAAATTCTCCATTAAAGGATGAAAGTATTGTTGGAAGTGGAAATACAATTATCTACAGTGGTATTGGAACGGGAGATTACTTTGTTATCAGAGATTCAATCATTGGAATATCTGGTGCTGGATTGACTTCTATTGAAACAGATGGTTCTGATTTAGTGGATGGTAAAGATTATATTGATAATGTATACCAAGTTCATGATATTGCAACAGATATTCCTATAATTGTTCTTAGCGATGACTTTATTGCGAGTTTAACAAGGTATGGATCATATTCAATTGGATTTGGAGTATCTACTACTGTTGCGGATGATGCAACATTGATCATAGATACTAATACAAAAGTTGTTACTGTTGTTGAAACTTATGAGTCTTTAGGAATTACTTCATTCCTCTCTAGACAAACATTTGGAACTTTCTCTTGGGGAAGACTTGATAATATTGTTAGACCTTATCCAGAGGTATACAATATTAAGAGAGATAATGGAGTTACAGGTATTAATACTTCTCCAATGTTAAGAAGGAAGAATCCTTTAAAATCACTTAATTATAACGTCTAAATAATTAGAAAAATTTTACCGCTAAAGTAAAAAATGTCCGCTATTATAACTGATCAAATTAGAATTTTGAATTCGCAAAATTTTCTGGATCTTGCAGAAGATGCGGAAAATAATGTTTTCTACGCATTTATAGGACTTCCAAATCCCACAGATGTTGTTAGCAATTGGGATGTATCTCCTCCTGCTCCAAAAGATTCTTTTGAGCAAGAATTTGATTATTGGGATACCATGATTGCTCTTAAAAGAATTTCTTCACAAGATATTCGTCAGGTAATTAGAAAAATTACTTGGAGTTCTGGTACTACTTACGATATGTATCGCCATGATATCAGTAGAACAAACTTATCTAAACCATCAAACGCTACAAGTCTTTATTCATCAAACTTTTATATTATCAATAGTGACTTCAGAGTTTATATTTGCCTACAAAATGGATCTGATCCAGAAAATCCAGAAGGAAGACCATCTCTTGACGAACCTTTATTTACAGATTTGGAACCACAGATTCCTGGAGATAGTGGAGATGGGTATGTATGGAAATATCTATACACTATTAAACCAGCGGACATTGTAAAATTTGACTCGATTAATTTTATTCCTGTTCCTAAAAATTGGGATACTGATACAACATTTGATTCTATGCGAGATACTGCACAAACAAGTGGTCAAATTAAAATCGTAACTATTACGGATAGAGGATCAGGACTAGGAACTGGTGGTGTAACTTACAATAATATACCTATCAGTGGCGATGGAGAAGGAGCAGAATGTACTATTATTATTAATAATGAATCTGAAGTTGATAGTATAACCGTTTCTGATGGTGGAGAAGGATATACTCACGGAAGAGTAGATTTAACAAATTCATCTTTAAATTTTGGAGATAAAATCCCAACATTTGATGTAATTATTCCTCCTCCAGGAGGACATGGAGCAGACATTTATAAAGAACTTGGTTCAACCAATATTCTCTTATATACAAGGATTGAAAATGATTCTGATAATCCAGATTTTGTTGTTGGAAACCAAATCGCAAGAGTTGGAATAGTTCATAATCCAACTAAAAATGGTTCTAATGAACTTCTTGTTGAAGATAAAGTTAGTGCGGTTTATGCATTAAAATTAACAGGAGTTGGATATAGTTCTGCTGCATTTGAGTTTGATTCTGAAATAACTCAAACTGTTGGTTTAGGAAGCACAGCTGTTGGAAGAGTAGTATCTTATGACGAAACAACTGGAGTTTTGAAATACTGGCAGGATAAATCTCAAGTTGGATTCAATACAGATGGTTCTCAGAGAATACCAGAATATGGATATATTCAGCATAGATTTACTAATGATATTGGTGATACTGGAAATTTGACTATCTCCGGTGGATCAATTGAATTAGACATAGATGAAGACTTCACAGGTCTAACAACATCTATAAATAGTACTACCTACAATCTAGGACAATATTTTACGAATGGTGTTGCACCTCCAGAAGTAAAGAAATATTCAGGAGACATCATATATGTCGATAACAGACCGGCGATCACAAGATCAAAGAGTCAAAAAGAAGACGTTAAAGTTATTTTGCAATTCTAAGAAATCATGCCACAGGAATTTAACTTAAATACCGCTCCTTATTATGATGATTTTGACAGGGACGATGATTTTTATCGCGTCCTATTTAAACCTGGTTATCCAATTCAGGCTAGAGAGCTAACAACTCTCCAGTCAATACTTCAATCTCAGATTGAAAAGTTTGGAGATCATTTTTTTAAAGAAGGTAGAGCAATTTCTGGTGGTGAAGTTCAATATTATGAGAAATATCCATGCGTTATCGTTGAAGAAACTTATAACGGAAAAGGAATTCTAGAATATGCTGCCGATCTTGTTGGTGAGATTATTGTTGGTCAAACATCTGGAATTAGAGCTAAAATTGACTCTTATCAACCAGCAACAACTTCTGAGAGAGGATTACATACTTTTTATATTAGATACCTAAGTTCTGATGCATCAACAAAATCATTTACAGGTTTTACTGCCGGAGAAGTACTTTTAACTGAAGATGGTTTCCAAACCACGAATAACTTAGCAGAAGAATTTGAAAATGATGATCCAAATGCAGCAGTTCAAGAAGATCTATCAAATGTAATTATTTTTAATTCATTAGATCCTGTCCTTCAGTGCATTTCAACAAACCCAAACGAAATAGGATCTGCTGTTCATATTAATGAAGGTGTTTATTATATTAGAGGTCATTTTGTAGAATGTGAAGAAAAAACATTATTACTAGATCAATATGATGACCAACCAACATATAAAATTGGATTTATAGTTAATGAAGAAATTGTAACGTATGTTGATGATGAAAACCTTTTAGATAACGCTCAGGGATTTTCAAATTTCACAGCACCTGGAGCAGATCGATTTAAGATAGATATTGACCTGGTAAAAATAGATTTAGATGAAAACGATGATCTTGAAAACTTCATTCAGATCATGGAAGTTATCAATGGAGAAGTAGTTAATAGAAATAGAAGTGCTCAGCAAACAGAATTTGATAAGAGATTAGCGGAAATAGTAGATGATATTGCTGGAGATTTTTATGTTGCCGCTCCGGATATCGATGTCTTAGAATCCTTGAATGATAAAGAAGGAAATGATGGAGTTTATGATCAAGGACAAACTACAATTCAAGGTCAACAACCAGATGACGATCTTGGAGTTTATAAAATTTCTCCATTAAAAGCATATGTAAATGGATTTGAGACTGAAATTCCAACTCCAACATATCTAGATTTTAAAAAACCAAGAACAACTAAAAAACTACTAGATCAGCAGATAAAGTATAATACTGGACCTACTTTACAATTAAATCGAGTATATGGATATCCAACTATAGGAATTCAAACAAGTTTTTATGTTACACTTAGAGATGAAAGAGTAGGAACTGCTCAAACTATTGCAGCAGGTAAAGAAATTGGAGTTGCTAGAGTATGGGATTATGAATTAGAAGATGGTTCATATGATGCTACTAATTTGGATCTTAATGTCTTCGATTTAGCATTATATGACGTTAGACCATATGTAGAATTGGAACTTAATGCTCCAGTTACATTAACAACTCCAATTCATATAAAAGGAAAAGCTACTGGATCGATAGCACACTTAAGATTTGATGTTAGTAATTCTGGAATTGCAACTGTATATGATGTAAATGGAAGATTTAATGTTGGTGAAAAATTAATTTTTAACGGCGTTGAAGAAAATTCAAGAGTTGTTAAAAAATCAACAGAATTTGGTATAAGCAATGTTAGATCTGTTCATGGAACAAATTCCAATGGAACGTATTTTAACGCGGATACTAAACTATTCGCTACAAATGATGTAATTGGATCAGTTTCCATATCAACAGCAGTTGGTGGAGTTTCTACAGTAAGTTCAGCAACTGTAAATTTAGATAAGATATTTGATGTAGGAGATTATGTATCTTATACAAATCCTCAAAATTCAGAATTAATAACTTATTCTCAGGTTACTGCTGTAGCAAAAACTAACATGAGAATTAGTGGTATAACCACTGTTACAGATATTAATCAAGGTTCTCTACCAACAAGTGAAATTACTCCATCTGACTTTAAAAAGATTCAGGCAAAATTCCAGGAAGGACTAGAAGGATCTGATGAAGAAGCAAAACTATACACAGAACTTCCGAAAGATTATGTTAGTAATGTAGATCTTGTAGAGTCTTCTATAGATATCAGAGAAGTTTTTGACGTAACTATTACCAATAATGTGACTGCTGCAATACAAGCAGGAACGGATCGCGCTTTCTTACCATTCAATCCATCAAGATATATCTTGACTAGAGACGATGGTTCTATAGAAGAATTAACTGAAGATAAATTTGATTTTTCTTCTGATTTTACACAAGTTACAATTAAAGGTTTAGGTTCAAATACAACAGGAAAATTACTAGCAACACTAACAAAGAATAATCTAAAAAATAAAGTAAAGATTATTACTAAAGTTGGTAGTATTGTAATTGATAAGTCTAGAGATAGAGGTTCTGGAATAGGATCAACAACAATAAATGATGGTCTAACATATGGAAATTATCCATATGGAACTCGTGTTCAAGATGAAGAAATTTGTTTATTTAGACCTGATGTTACAGATGTATTAGCTATCTATGAGTCTGATGATACTAATGAACCGGATATTCTAAGATTAGAATTATCTAATATCGGAGGAATAACAAATACTACAAGAGATGTTGCTATTGGAGAAAGATTTCAAGGTGCTAAATCCGAAGCAATTGGAATGGTAATTGAAAGAGTAAATGATACTACTATTTCATATGTTCTAATAAATGACGATTCATTTGAAGCAGGAGAAAATATTGGTTTTCAAGATAGTCAAATAACTGCTACAGTAGTAAAACTAAGTGGTGCTGATAATAATGTAACTGATAAATATGAGCTAGAAGATGGATATCGAGATACAATTTATGATTATGCTTATATAAAGAGAAAAAAAGATGTTAAACCATCAAAGAGAAAGTTAAAAATTTTATATTCTTATGCTGATTATGGTGTTGCAGATACTGGAGATATTACAACTGTAAATTCTTATAAAAACTTCAAGTATAAGGATATTCCAGAAACTGATGAAATCAGACATGCTGACATTATTGATTTAAGACCTAGAGTAGATGCGTATAATGTCGTTGAAGGTGGACGCTCACCATTTGAATTCTTTGGAAGATCTTTTGATGGAGATGGAAATTCATCACAACATATTCTTGCATCAGATGAATTAATAGTTATAGATTATGAATTTTTCCTTCCAAGAGTTGATAAAATTTTCTTGGATGAAACTGGTGTTTTCCACAATGTGGAGGGAGCTGCAGCAGAAGAACCAGTTGTTCCTGCATCAAAAGAAAATGCAATTGAAATTGCTACTATTTCATTACCAGCTTTCTTAGAAGACGTTGATGATGCAAGAATTGAAGTAGCGGAATATAAACGCTACAGTATGGATGATATTGGAGATCTTGAAGATCGTATTAAAAAACTTGAATATTATACTTCTTTAAGTATGCTTGAGAGTAGCACGGCTGCTCTTAAGGTAACAGACTCCGTTACAGGTTTAGATAGATTTAAATCTGGTTTCTTTGTTGATGATTTCTCTACAGCAGAAAATCAATTAAAAATTACAATTAATAAAAACTCTGTTGATACTGAAAAGAGAGAATTAAGAGCCGCTCCTTATACAACTCAAATTGATTTAGAGTTAGGTACATTTAATAATCTTGGAATTGGAACAGATGTAGTAGATTCTGTTAATTTGGATCCAGAATATGATTCTAATTTAATTGGTGAAGGTGTTAGAAAAACTGGAAGAGTAATCACATTAGACTATGATGAGCAAGTTGAAATTGTACAACCATATGCAACACAGAACGTTCCAATTAATACTATTGTCGATATATTTTATCAGGGAGAACTTACGCTTCAACCAGAAACCGATGCATGGGTTCAACAAAATAGAGGTGGTTGTGTAGGATTTAATAATAGAAGAGGTAAATACTGGTTTACCAATCGACAAATGAGGAAAATGAAAAACAACCCCAATTGGGGTTGGGGTGGAGTTACTTGGAGAGATTGGAGAAATCATTGGAAAGGTGTTCCAGATAGAAGAGGCGATAAAGTTAAAGGAGATCGACCAAACAGAAAAGGTGATAGAAAGAGATTAAGAAAAAGAATATTTGGGCAGAGAAAAATTAAAATTAATAAAGATGGAATAGGTGCAGTTCCGATTAAAAACCCATTCTGGGCTAAGAGAGTAAAAGTTGGCGCAAGATTTGTATCTGTAACTTTCCGCAAATGGATGAGAATGCGGAATATTGAATTTAGAGCCGTCAAAATGAAACCCTTTACAAGGGTATATCCTTTCTTTGATGATATTCCAGTATCAAATACTTCTTTCCCCAAACTATTAGAAATACAAATGGTTAAGGGAACTTTCCAAGTTGGGGAAACAGTTATTGCTGCTAAGAGAAGAAGATTTAGAGTCCATAATACACTTGCAATTAAAGTAAGAAAAAGAAAAGTTCAAATGAAGGCCATAAGAGGCTGGAGACATCATACTAGATTTTCTTCTAGAGTATGTAAGATAAATCATCTGGATGGACCTTTTAATGCACCAACAAAATTCTATAGGGTAAATCCATATAGTCAGACTTTGATGCCTACTAGTTACGCATCAAATTCTACAATATTGAATATTGATACTTTTATCATGACTTTACAGTCTAAAGGAAAGTATTGGGGATTTATTACTGGCGCTGGAATGAAGTTAAAGGGTCAGACAAGTAAAGCAATATGTAAAATTGTTAATAAAAAATTTGTTACTGACGAAAATGGTCAATTAAGAGGAAACTTCTTCCTACCAAAGGCAGATGGTGTAAGAAAGAATAAATTTGGGCGTACATTTACGGCTGGAGTTAAAACTTTTAGATTAGTTGACTCACCAACTAATAGTGAAAGAGAAGGTGAAATAACAACCGCAGCAGAAGATCAATTTACTTGCGTTGGTAGTGATGTTGCGAAAAGATTCTATGTTAGAAGATGGAAAATTCCTAAGAGTCGGAAATGTACTTTACTTCCTATCGCTGAAGTTGGTGATCCAAAAGTTCTTCTCAAGTGTACTAAGAAAAAACCAAAACCACCAAGACCAGAACCAGATCCACGTCCTCGTCCAGGACCAAGAGGACCAGGCGTACCCACTCAGCCTACAAGACCTAGACCAAGACCGAGACCACAACCACCAGGTCCACAACCTCAAAGACCACAATATCCAGTTGTTCCAGAACCTGATCCTATTGATCCAGGTCCCGATGGCGGCGGTGACCCGATTCGCCCACGACCCCCGGTGGTATGTCCAGATCCTAATGCATTAATTTTAATGCACGATGGTTCTCAGAAGAGAGCAGGAGATCTGGTAGTCGGTGATATGGTCAAAACATATCATGAAGATACTTTTGAATATGGCGATTATCCAGTCATTCATGCTTCTATTGTAGAAGATGTTGAAAAACTCAAGTTAATCTTTAGTGAAAGTGAAATAACTTGTTCAATTTACCACAAGTTCCGTGTTGGTGACTCTTGGAAAGAAGCCAGAGACATGGAAGTCGGTGATGAAGTTTCTGGACAAACATTGAAGAGTATTGAAACTGTTGAAAATGGACCAGTTGTTCATATCACAGTTGAAGGTGCTCATACTTATATTTCAGAAGGTCTACTTTCTCACAACAAGAGGAAACCACCACCACCACCACCACCGGAGGAGCCAAAACCCCACGAAGACCCGTTTCCTCCAGTGAATCTCCCTAACAAAGGGAATCCTACAGGAGATCCTCAACCTACACCGCCTTCAGGCAAGAGACCTAGACCAAAGATTAAAACTGCTAAAGTTAAATACGTCTTTGATAAGAAAGGAAAAGCACTTCCTGTTTGGTATGTTCCTTATACAATTAAAAAAGGTAAAAACAAAGGTAAAACTAGATATTTAACTTTTGACCAGATTAGGGAAAGAGGAGGAAACAAAGACGCTAAGAAAGCATTTAAAGCAGAAGGATATCCACTTCCCCCTAAGAAGTATCCTGGTAGAGGAAAACCTGCAAGACCAATAGGAGGTAAAAAAAAGACAACTTCAATTGCAGTTCGTCAAAAGAGAAATGGCGAAATGGTTATAATTGATACCACTAAGAAGGCAAGAAAACTTCAGAAGAAGGGTGTGAAGAGTAATAGAATTGATATAATTAAACCAGAGGATAAAGATTATGGATTCTACAATAAGGGTGAACCTCAATTGTGGAAGTATGGAGCAACTCTAATTGCTACACAGCATCCAAAGGCATCTAAGAAAGTTACCAAGCGTGGTGAGAAGAAATTTGAGAAGAAAGGAGAAGGATTCCCCATCAATAAACTTCCACTTAAGAGAGGAAGTATTAAGAAGTATCATCCAAGACCAACACCACCAAGACGGAGAACACGTCCAAGACCAGCACCAAGTCCAGCACCAAGCGCAAATAGGAGAAGAGCATTAGGAAGTGGTTATCCACCAAGACCTGCACCAAGACCTAGACCAAGACCTGCTCCACGTCCACCACGTCCGGGAGGTAGACCTGCTAGAAGAGGAGGTGAAAGAGGAGGTGGAAGAAGAGGAAGAAGGTCTGACTTCTTACTGAAGACAAACATTATGATTATTAGAAATGCACTAAATAGATTGATTAGAATTTGAATTATATTATGACTTCTTCTTTGAATAAAGTGTGTAAATTGAATGGTATGTTTTATGAGTGGGATGATAAAATGGTAAAATATCATGGAAGAAAGGGCTATGAGCACGGACTCATAGCCCAAGAAGTTAAAAAAGAATTTCCAGAGATGGTTTATGAGGAAGATGGGTATTTGTCTGTTGATTATATACAGATGATACCGGTTTTGGTTGAGTGTATAAAAGAGTTAAAAAAAGAAATAGATACTTTAAAGAATAAATAAAGTTAACTATTAAGATGTGTCTCACGTAAAATAAATGGCAAATAGTTTAATTGATCCCTTAGCACAAACATTTTATGTAGATAATCCAAAGGGGATTTTTGCTACATCTGTTGATATTTTCTTTTATGAAGGAGATAGTTCGTCTCCTGTGACGTTGCAGTTGAGACCAACTGTAAATGGACTTCCTTCAGCAACAGACATATATCCATTTTCTTCAGTAACATTAAATCCACCGGAAATTGTTGTGTCTCCTGATGCTGCTGGACCGACTAGATTTACATTTCCATCTCCCGTTTTTTTAAAAGGCGAGACTTTTCATGCAATTGTTTTACTTTGCAACAGTAAAGACTATTCAGTCTGGGTTGCAAAAATGGGAGACACTGATGTTACAAAACTGAATGATGCTACTTCTAAAAGAGTTTTTGTATCAGCAAACCCAAACTCTGGAAATTTCTTTAGATCTCAAAATGGAGCTGTTTGGACTCCATCCGAAACTGAAGATTTAAAATTTACTCTTAGTAGGGCAAACTTTAAAGAAAATTCTGGAAATATAAATTTTTACAATCCAGAACTTGATTTAGGAAACCAACAAATTGCTATTTTAGATGGAGATGCATTTGAGTTTGAATCGCGTCAGGAAAGACTACTTTTAAGCACCGGTATAAACGATGTAGGATTTACAACTGGAGTTACAGTTTCTCAACAAGGTAGTAGTGATGCTGCTGGTAACTATATTGGAAATGCTGGAGCTGCTTCTTCATTAACAATTTTTAATGCTGGAATTGGATATACTCCCTCTGCTGGCGGATTAACTTATTTTGATGTACCATTAACTAAAGTTACTGGACTAGGAAAAAATGCTACATGCAATTTAACCATTCAAAATGGTGTTGCTGTAGGAGCAACTATTGTTGATGGTGGAACTGGATTTGCAGTTGGCGATCTCGTAACCGCAAATACTGTTGGAACAGGTTTAGGTAGAAATTTAAGACTTACTGTTTCCGAATTAGGAAACATTAATGAAATCATAGTAGATGATATTCAAGGATTATTCTTAACTGGTGCTGGAACTACTATTCAATATGAAAATTCTAGTGGAATAGTAACAGCCTTGAATGGTGGTGGTGTGCTTACAACAGATTCTACAATTATACATGATGGACTTCACATAAAAGTAAATCATCCCAATCATGGGATGTATGCTGAGGAAAATGTAGTTACTATCGCTGATGTAGATGCTGATCATCCAAGTGTAGATTTGGCTGCTGATGTTCTAGAAGATTCAACGGCTCCAATTCAATTGGAGAATATGTTAATTAATGAAACAACTGGACTTAGCGTATTTGCAACTTTTGAAAACGTAGGTGTTTCTTCTACAAATCCAGGATATATTGAAATTGAAGAAGAAATTATTGGATATACAGGAATTAGTAGCAATACTTTAACAGGAATTATTAGAGAAGTTGATGGAACTAAAGGATCTGAATATGAAAAAGGAGTTGATGTTGTAAAGTATGAATGTAATGGTATTTCTTTAAGAAGATTGAATAAGACCCATGAATTGCAAGATGCAACTGTAGATAATCCAATAGATTTGGATTACTATCATATAAAAATAGATATGCAAGAATCTGGAGTTGATAGATCAAATAATATTGACGGATATCCAGATTTGTTTATTAGGGAAACTAAGTCTTCTGGTGGAGATGATATAAATGCTACACAAAATATTCAATATGAAATTATTGACCCAGAAATTAAAGTTGCGGAACTCACTGGAACTGATATTGAAATTAATTTGAGGTCTATTACTGGAAGAAGTGTTGGTGGTAATCAAGAATCTTTCCTTGCTACTGAATTTGAAACTATCTCGACAACAGAAGAAACATATCTCAGTTCTCCAAGAATAATATGTTCAAGAATTAATGAAACAGAATTATTAGATGGAGTTGAAGGAATTGAAGGAAATAAGTCTTTAAATCTTTCAGTCAATTTAACTACAACTACTCCTACTCTTTCTCCTGTAATTGATTTGGATCGTTGCTCGGTCATTTTAATTGGAAATAGAATGAATAAACCAATAGATGATTATATTACAGATGAAAGAACATCTGATTTAGAAAACGATCCACATGCTTTTGTTTATGCTACAAGACCAATTGCTTTAGAAACTCCTGCTACTTCTATTCAAGTTTTCTTGACTGCATATGTTAACACAAAAAGTGATATAAGAGCTTTTTACTCTATATCTGATGAAGCTAAAGAGGAAATGATTTATTATCCTTTCCCAGGGTATGCAAACTTGAATGAAAGGGGAGAAGTAATTGATATTTCTAAAAGTGATGGAACAACTGATAAAAAAGTAAAACTAACAGACTCTATTGGATTTAAACCTGAAGATTTAACATACAAAGAGTTTAAGTTCTCAATTAATAAACTACCATCATTCAAAGCATTTGGAATAAAATTAGTTGCTACTACAGAAGATACTACTTATCCTGTTAGAATGAGAGACTTACGAGTTATAGCTCTTGCGTAATTATGAGAGAAGAACTTTATCTTGATTATGATATAAACAATGATGACGAATATGATGAAGGTCATTATACTAGAGTAAAAGGTCATGAGACTCTTTTTAAAGATTCTCAAAGTGGCGCTGTTATTTCTGCAAATTATGATGAATATCAAGCATATTTGTCTGCTAAGCTTGCAAAAGAAAGAGAATTAGAAAAAACAGATTCTATTCAATCGCAATTAGATAATTTGAAAAGACAGATAACAGAAATGAAAAAACAAATTGAGGAGTTGCAAAATGAATCCAGATGATATCAGTCTGCAAAGTGTGTCCAAGTCTTTTCAATATGAAAAACTTTCTAGAGATATAGATAGTATAGATGATATTAAAGTTCTCCGAAATGTAGCTAAAAGTTACGTTAAGTTATACTTCAAACAACAAGAAACTCTTTCGGTATTACCGTCCATAGACATTTCAAAATAATGGCTCAACCATCATCCAGACAAACACTAATAGATTACTGCAAGAGGCAGCTAGGTGCTCCTGTATTGGAAATTAACGTTGCAGATGAACAAATAGATGATCTTGTGGATGATGCGCTTCAGTTCTTTCAGGAGCGCCACTTTGACGGTGTTGAAAGAACTTATCTAAAGTACAAACTTACTCAAACCGATATTGATAGAGGGAAAGGTACTTCAGGGATAACTACATCAACAGTAAGTAGTAATAGTATTGATTATGATTATGAAGAAAATTCAAATTATTTACCTCTTCCAGATGGTGTAATTGGAGTTGAAAGAGTTCTTCATTTTGATGGATCAAATAACATTTCTAGCGGGATGTTTAATTTCAAATATCAATTATTCTTGAATGATGTTCATTATTGGGGAGCTACAGAATTATTGACTTATAAAATGGTCAATACGTTCTTGTCTGATATTGACCATTTACTTACCACACAAAAGAAGATTAGATTTAATCAAAGAAAAGGAAGATTATACATTGATATGGATTGGTCAACTGTAATTGCTAATGAATATTTGGTGATGGATTGCTACGCTATTGCTGATCCAGCGACATATTCAAAAGTCTATAATGATTCTTTCTTGAAGCAATATCTTACAGCTCTCATAAAGCGTCAATGGGGAATGAATCTTATTAAATTCCAAGGAGTTAAACTTCCTGGTGGTATTGAATTAAATGGTAGACAATTATTCGATGATGCTCAGAAAGAAATTGATAATATTTTGGAGAAAATGCCCACTTATTATGAAATGCCTCCATTAGATATGATAGGATAATAAGATATGCTCAATCCATTTTTTCTACAAGGATCAAAATCAGAACAAAATCTGATTCAAGATTTAGTCAATGAGCAACTTCGGATGTATGGAGTGGATGTTTACTACATTCCAAGATTATATGTAAATGAAAAAACCGTTATAAGAGAAGTAGTAGATTCTGAATTTAGAGATGCATATCCTATTGAAGCATATGTAGATACTAGTGAAGGATATGAAGGTTCTGGCGAAATAATGAGTAAATTTGGTATTCAATCGCAAGATGATTTAACTCTTATCATTTCAAAAGAACGTTATGAAGAATATATTAAACCTCTAATCGAAAATAAGAGTAATATTAAATTATCAAAAAGACCTAAAGAAGGAGATTTAATTTATTTTCCTTTGGGTGGAAGAATATTTGAAATTAAATTTGTTGAACATGAGAAGCCATTTTATCAGTTACAAAAAAATTATGTTTATGAATTAAGATGTGAATTATTCCGTTATGGTGATGAAATTATTGATACTGATGTAGAAACTATAGATGCTGCTATTCTCGGAGATTCTTCTGTAGCAGGATCTTCGTCTCTTGGTATTGGAGGTCTTACATCAGGATCTAGATCTTATACCATGCTTGGTGTAGGATCTACTGCTTCTGCCGTAGCAACTGTTTTTAATGGTGGTGTTAGATATATTACTATTACAAATAGAGGAAATGGATATTCTTCTACTCCAGATATTGTATTTTCTTCAGCTCCCGCAGGAACAGGATATACTGCTGTGGGTGTAGCAACTATGATTTCTGGAATTGTAGATTATTGCAATACTAATGACGATAAATCTAGGATTCAGGGAGTTAGATTAACTAATACTGGATATGGATATACATCAGATCCTCTAATACAAGCAATTGGTGGTGGTGATGGGTCTGGATTTGTAGCAACAGCATCTACTACAGCTGGAGTTGTTGGAATTATCACAGTAACAGATAGTGGAAGTGGATATTCCGGACTTCCAACTATAACATTTAGTGCTCCTACAGGATCTGGTACAACAGCAATTGCCGAAGCTGTTGTAAGTGGATTAGGTACAATTACATCGATTCAAATACTTGATGCTGGAGCTGGATATGCTACAACAAATCCCCCAACGATAACTATTGAAGACCCATATTTAAATGGGTCTGGTAATTATAAAATAGGAGAAACTGTTGTTGGATCTAGCAGTTCTACTACAGGTGTTGTTAAATATTGGAATTCTACAACTAATGAGTTGCAACTTTACAGATTAACTGGAGAGTTTAACATTTATGATGAATTTATCGGAGAAGAATCAGGAGCTAGACATAAAGCAACTCCAAATTCAATAGCAGATTCATTGAATATACCAAATCCATTCGCTTCTAATTCTGAAATAGAATCCGAAGCAGATGATATTTTAGATTTTAGTGAAATTAATCCTTTTGGAAGACCATAGAAGCCATTTTTTGTTAAATAGTATATAATTATCATTTAATCTCATGTTTGAGTACTTTTACAACGAGATATTAAGAAAAACAGTAATATCATTCGGAACACTTTTTAATGATATATCCATTAAAAAAACAGATTCTGAGGATAATGTTACTTCTGTTGTAAAAGTCCCTCTTGCATATGGACCAATGCAAAAGTTTCTTGCAAGACTTGAGCAATCTCCAGATTTAAATAGATCTACTCAAATTACATTACCAAGAATGTCTTTTGAGATGACTGGTATTGGATATGATTCATCAAGAAAGGTAACAACCACTCAAACATTTCTATCAGCAATAAGTAGTGATGGAAAAGACATTAGAAAAAATTATATGCCTGTTCCATATAATGTTGATTTTGAATTAAGCATATACACGAAAATAAATGATGATATGCTTCAAATTGTTGAGCAGATCTTACCATATTTTCAACCACAGTACACAATGACTGTGAATTTAATAGACACTATTGGCGAAAAAAGAGATATTCCAGTTATTTTGAATTCTGTGTCGATAGATGATCAATATGAAGGAAATTTTGAAACTAGAAGATCTTTAATTTATACTTTAAGGTTTACTGCAAAAACATATATTTTTGGACCGATTTCTTCCGCAAGTGTTACAGATATTATCAGAAAATCTACTATTGGTTTTGGTGCTGGCGAAGTGGGATCAAGGCAAATTGATGTTAGATATTCCTCTGAACCTGTTGCAACCAAGAGTTATTCAGATACAAATACAACTACTTTACTTAAAGATTTACTTAAGACAGAAACAGTTCTTGAAGTTGTTTCTTCTTCAGGAATTTCACCTGGAGACAAATTATCAATTGGAGAAGAAACCGTATATGTGTCTGATGTAACTGGAAACAAATTAAGAGTAACCAGAGGTTACTATTCAACTTCTGTTATTGACCATGTTAGTGGAACAGGAGTTAAACTTATTACTGAAGCAGATAACGCGAAGATTGAAATAGGAGATGATTTTGGATTTAGTGGTAATTCGTTATGAGTAATAAGTTTGAAGAACTAGATGATACCTTTAATGTTTCTGCGGATATAGTTGAAGTAGAACCTTCGATTCCCGAAAAGAAAATTGAACAAATAAAAGCAACCTCTAATGATATTAAAAAAGACTATGATTATACGAGAGGAAATCTTTATTCTTTAATTGAAAAAGGTCAAGAAGCAATTAATGGTATTCTTGAATTGGCTCAAGAAACGGAACAAGCAAGAGCGTATGAGGTTGCTGGTCAATTAATTAAAAATGTTGCAGATGCAACGGATAAATTGATGGAACTTCAGAAAAAACTTAAAGAAGTTGAAGAAGAATCATCAAAAGGACCGACGAATGTTACTAATGCTCTTTTTGTTGGATCTACAGCAGATCTAGCAAAATTATTGAAACAGCAACAAGATAATAAATAAGTTTATATCTATAAAAAAATCAATGAGTGTTCCTGCAGTAACATCTTTAGTAATATATAAAGGAACTGACTTTGAAAAAAAAGTTGCGATAGCTTTGACTACTTTAGATGGAACAGAAACAGTAACAGCAAAAATAAGAAAACACGAAACCGCAAGTACTTCATATAGTTTTGATACTCATATCGATACAACCAACAATGCAGTTGTTATATCAATGGGTAATAGTGTAACTGATGATTTAACCGAAGGGAGAAATTATTTTGATATAATTTCTCAAAATTCATCTACCAATAAAATTATGAAATTGGTTGAAGGTTCAATAATAGTAAATCCAACAGTATCCTCATGAATTTTTTATCTCAATTTATGATGATGTCGTCAGCAATTCTTGCGGCATCTCCAAATGATGATGAACAAGTATTTACAACTCCAGGTACACATTCCTGGATTGCTCCTCCAAAAGTACGAAATGTAAGTGTTGTCTGTATTGGTGGTGGAGCAAGTCCCGTAGTTTCTCTAGGAGTTTATCCTGGTGGCGGAGGGGGTTCTCTTGTCTACGCAAATAATATTGAAGTTGTTCCTGGAGAAACATATACAGTAGTTGTTGGATCTGGTGGAGAAAGTCAGGGATCAGATACATCTCCACTTTCCGGCAATAATGGAGGAGCATCTAGTTTTTCTAATGGAGTAATCACTATTACTGCAAATGGTGGTTTTGCTAACGGTACTGGAGGTACTAAATCTGGTGGTGATGGTGGTGGTAACGGTGGTTCTACCGATTCTAGTGGTGCCGGAGGTGGTGGTGCTGGAGGATATTCTGGTGATGGTGGAAATGGAGGATCTGGTGGATCTTCATCATTAGCTTCATCCGGTAGTGATGGAACTGGCGGCGCCGGTGGTGGAGGTGGTGGTTCTTATGATCAAACATACACTACAACTCAACCAGGAAGAGCTTCTTCTGGAGGAGGAACAGGAATTTTTGGTCTGGGATCTAACGGAACAGGAGGATCTGGTGCTTCGTCAGCATCTGGTTTAGGAAATGCAACTGCTGCTGGAGGTGGTAGTGGTGGTACAAATGGAGATCTAAACGGTGGATTGTATGGTGGTGGTGGAAGATCTGGGTTCGTTAAATTTGGATCTCCTAACCTCTATCTTGCTGGAGGAAGTGGTGGTAATGGAGTTGTCCGTATAATTTGGCCAGGGAATGTTAGACAGTTCCCTTCACTAAATACTCAAGAGATATAGTAGAGATTTTAAATGTTAATAAAATTAGAAAATGGAGTTCCTGTTGGAAATCCTGTTGATGAAAAAAATTTCAGATCGCTATTCAAAACCACATCTTTTCCAAAGATTTTAACGCCAGAATCTGTTGAATCTTTTGGTTTTGGAATTTTTGAATATACTAAATCTCCAGAACCTTTAAGATATATGAAATGCGTTGAAGATATTCCAAGAAAAGATGAGAGAGGAATATATATTCAGACGTGGAAGACTGTAGCAATGTCTTCTCAAGAAATAGAATCTTGCTTAGAAGAGAAAAAAAATGAAGTTAGATCTATAAGAACTGGAAAATTAAGATCAAGTGATTGGATTATGTTATATGATGTTATAGAAAATAGTGACTATTCAGGTGATTTTATTAGTGCTTGGATAGAATATAGAGAACAATTAAGAAGAATAAGTGATCAACCAGGATTTCCTTGGAATATTAAATGGCCATCCGAGCCTACCCTTACTAAATAAAAACATACTAAAAAAAGACGAGAATGTCCTCATTATACGTTGATACTATAAGAAATAGAGATGGTAATGGTGCCCCAGTTTTCGACAAGGGTATCGTCCTCTCTGGAGTCATTACAGCATCTGGAGCTCTTAGTGGAGAGGCGGTTTCTATTGGAGCTACAGAAGTTATTAGTGGTGCATTTGAACTGAAAAACATCGCTGGTTTAGATACAACTACAACTGCAACCATAGAGTCTGCTATTGCTAATGCTCCAAATGATTTTACAAGTTTAAACGTAAGCGGAATCGCTACATTTGGTTCTAATATTGATCTCAATGCTGATATTGATATATTTGGTCATGCAGAAATTAACACATTAAATGCGTCTGGAATCCTAACCGCTTCTACATTAACAACCGGAGCAGAAGCTTCTGCTATTAGAATATCTTCAAATACAATTAGTGGACCAGCAACACTTACAATTGATCCTGCTGGTATTGGGACAAATACAGGAACAGTTGTAATTCAGGGTGATCTTCAAGTAGAGGGTGATACAACAACCATAAATTCCACTACTTTAACTGTAGACGATAAAAATATTATTCTTGCTAGTGGATCTCTTACCGATGCATCCTCTGATGGTGGTGGTATCACACTAGAATCTGGAGAAGGAAATAAAACATTTAATTGGGTAGATGCAACAGATTCTTGGACTTCATCCGAAAATATCGATCTTGCTTCTAATAAGACCTTTAAGATTAATACAACAAATGTATTATCTTCCGATTCTCTTGGAGCAGGTGTAACTAATTCTTCATTAGAAAACGTAGGTACTCTTGCTGGTCTTAATGTTTCTGGTGTTACAACGTTTGCTTCTAATTTAGATATCAATGATGCATCTATTGATGTTTCTGGGAACATAAATTGCGCGACAGTTAATGTATCTGGAGCATCTACTTTTACAGGTGTTGTTACACTATCTGATGTAGATATAACAGGACAATTAGATGTTCAAGGTACTTCTGAACTAACAAATGTAAATGTTGATGGATTTACAACTATAACTGGAGGAACTTCTTTAGCAAATGTTTCTATTAGTGGTGTAACAACATTTACAGATCTATTGGATATTAATAATGCCTCTATTGATGTTACCGGAAATATTAACGCTGCTACTTTGAGAGCAGGTATTTCTACATTTACCGGTGATATTGATGTAGATGGTCATACAAATCTTGATAATGTAAATGTTTCTGGTGCTATCACGGCTACTACATTTACTGGTAATTTAGAAGGAACAGTTAATACAGCATCGCAAACCAATATAACTTCTGTTGGTACATTAACAGGACTTACGGTATCAGGTAACATCACTGCTCAGACTGACTTAGATGTAGACGGACATACCAATCTTGATAATGTAAGTATTGCTGGAGTAACAACTCATTTTAATCTCTTAGATCTTAATAATGCATCTCTAAATGTTACTGGAAATATTAGTGGTACAACTATCAACGTATCTGGTGTTTCTACACTTTCTGGAAATATTACTGCTCAAGCAGATTTGGATGTTGATGGGCATACCGAACTAGACAATGTAAACATTTCTGGTGTTACTACTGTTGGTCTAACAACAGTTCTACAAACAGGTATCTTAACTCATGACCTAAATGTTTCTGGAGTATCTACTTTTAGAGGTGATATCCGATTAACAGAACAAGATGGTGCTGGTATTTATTTTGGAGAAGGACTTGATTTTGGGATTGTACATAATGGAGCTAATTCATATGTCTTTGATAGAGGAGGTACTGGAAATGTATACATTGCTGGTAGTAACGAAGTTATTATTGCCGATGCATCAGGTTCAGGACCGAACGCTTCCGATTATGTTACCGAAACAAAAGCTAGATTTGTTACAAATGGTCCAGTAAGACTTTACTACGATAATGTAGAAAAATTTGCAACTGCCGGATCAGGTGCAACAGTATATGGAACATTTACTGCGGATACTTTAAGTATCACTGGTATTTCTACATTTACTGGTGATATTGATGTGGACGGTCACACAAATCTCGATAACGTAAGCATTGCTGGTGTTGTAACAGCAACAACATTTGTTGGAGATGGAGATTTTGTAGAATTAGATGTAGATGGTCATACAAACTTAGATAATGTCTCTGTTGCTGGAGTAATCACCGCAACAACATTTGTTGGAGATGGAGATTTTGTAGAATTAGATGTAGATGGTCATACAAACTTAGATAACGTAAGTATTTCTGGTATAACGACATTTGCTGGATTTGTTTATGATGAACTAGATTCTGATACTAATTTAAGAAATGGAGGAGACTTCAATAATATTACCGGTGTCGCATGGACTGGTGGAGTAACAGACACTCTTTATTGGGACTTTGCTACAGCACCTTCAGTAATTGGTGGTGAAGCTGATAATGGTATTGGTACAATTGAACTTGCAAATCTCCCAACATCTTTCCAATACTCTACAAGAGCAACATTAATTACATTTACTGATGGTGCTAATGATTGGAATGAAGGAAGTGTTGTTGTTAAAGTCAATGGTCAGACACCAACAAATATTCTCTGGAGAAATGGTGCTCAACCAGTTGGTACAGTAACAGGTGCAGCAAATCACTTTGATATTGTAGAATTCAAGATTGTTCATGATACAAATAGCGAGTTCAGCGTATTTGCAGAATGGCAGGCATATCACGACCCAACTTAATATAAATAACTAAAACTAAAATCAGTAAAGGGGATAGTGAACCTTGGGTATTCAGAAGAATTTTGTAGTCAAAAACGGACTAGAAGTTGATACAAATACTTTTTATGTTGATTCTGATGAGAATAAGGTTGGCGTTGGTACAATTTTTCCAGACGTAGAACTTAGAGTAATCGGATCAATAGGATGTACTGATTTTGAGGCAACTAGAAATTTAAGAGTTAGTGGCATATCAACCTTTAATCAACTTCAGTTCACTGGAGATCCTTTAACAATTGGTTCGACCAGTGGTCAACCTGGACAGTATTTAAGATCAACTGGTGATGGTGTTGAATGGGCAACTTTTCCAACTACTGTTAGATCTTCTCAAGCATTTACTGCAATAGATGATCAAACAACTTTTACATACGCATATAACATTGGATATGTTGATGTATATGTAAACGGTGTTAAGTTAAAAGGAGATGGAGTTACTGATACAACAGATTATATTGCTAACAATGGCGTAAATATTGTTTTAAATGAGGAGTGTTTTGTAGGTGATTTTGTAGAATTACTTGCGTATAACCCTGCTGCTGTTGGTTCTGGAAATACCGGTATCCTTGGAATTACGGTTCTAGAAGAAGGAGTCATAGTTGGTAATGATAATGGTGTTAATTCAATAAACTTTATTGGGGTTGCCGTTACTGCTGTTGGTAGTGGAGCTGGAGTAACTGTATATGCAAGCGGTGCTTCTGGTGGATCAACTATTATTAGAGATGATGATGTAATTCAAGGTTCAGTAACTTCTATTAATTTTACTGGAAATGCTGTACAAGCAACGGCAAGTGGTGCGGGATCTACGATAACGATTAACTCTGGAATTAATACCACAGGAACAAGTGATTTTAATAATGTTAATGTTTCTGGATCATTAACAGCTACAACACTATATGGTGATGGATCTGGACTTACCAATATTGTTTCTATTGGAACTGGTGTAGAAGTTCAGGAAGACGGTTCAATTGTTGGAACTGCAGCAACAATTAGTTTTGCAGATGGATTTAGTGTTGATCCAATTCAAGCAGGAGTTGTAACTGTAAGAGTAAATACTCAAACATATTGGGATTCAACTGATGTTGGTATTCACACACTTTCTAGTGTTGGTATTGGAACCACAAATCCAACAGCAAAATTAACAGTTGATGGTGGAGGGTCATTTACTGGAGTAGTTACTGCTACATCTTACTCTGGTTCTGGTGCTGGTCTTACAAGTATTCCTGCTGGGCAACTTACAGGAGCACTTCCTGCTATTGATGGATCAGCACTAACAGGAATTAGTATTCCTGTTGGTGGTAAATTTAGCGATGATCAAACAAATCCAGGTATTCATACTACAGCAAGTCATGTTGGTCTCGGTACAACCAATCCATTAACTTCTATTCAAGTTAATAATGTTTATGGTATTGAAACTGGAGTGGGAACATTCTCAGCTTCTTCTGGTGTTGCATATACTGCAAATTCATATACATCTTCAGACTTTGTAACTTCAGAATATACATTATTCTTCCAACACTCATCAGGAATTCAATCTCAAAAGATTCTTGTTATGGATGATGATTCCACTGCATATTCACAGGAATATGCAATTATGTATAGTGATTCTCTTCTGGTTTCTGTTGGTGCAACCGTCAAGTCTGGTAATGTAGAACTTTGGTGGACACCTGAAACTGGAGTTAGTGGAATTGTTACTTATAGATTTACTAGGGAGACGATGATCTGATGAAAAAATACACATTAGCTGTTACGAGTCCGGAATATTGGTCTGAGATTCATGATGCTTTAATTGTAGATTCTAATCAAGATAATATTCCAGACAGACAAGTTACATGTGCTGATTCTAAAAATCATAGTCCTACCAGAGGAACTTATGAACTAACTGAAGAAGAAGCAGCAGAAATTGCTAACCATCCACATGTTAAATGGATTGAATTATCTCCAACACACAATCCAGATGCATATCCAAAACCAGATTTTGCTACAAAAAGATTTAAGAAGAATGTAAAGTTTTATCGGGATTTAGTTTCTCAATCTATACCAGTTACAGGTCCAACTTCTGCAGAAGAAAATAGATCTAATTGGGGTGTAGCAAGACCAACGGTTAGAAAAAGTGGAGAATTTTTCTCAGATAATAGTAGTACTGTTGCAGTTCAAGAAGGTGATGTTTCATATTCTCTTACTGGAAGAAATGTAGATGTAATTATTCATGACTCTGGAGTTTTGCAATATCATCCAGAGTTTATGGATGCAAATGGTCAATCAAGAGTCAGAGACATTATTCTTGATGGACCATATTATATTGATCCAGATTACTTTATCTCTAATGGATATACAACTACAAGAGCAGATGGTAGAGTAACAGGACAAGAATCAGCATCTAGAGATTGGTGGACAAATAGTTCTAATAGATCTGCACAGTTTCAATCAGAAGGAACTATTTTCGTATCATCAAACTATACTGAAGCAAGATCTATGGGTTCATCTTTAGATGGAACTAATAGTTTAACAAGTGGACATGGAACTGCTTGTGCTTCTTTAGTTGCAGGTAAAAACTTTGGTAATGCTTTTGAAGCAAATATTTGGAATATGCCTGGTATTGGTGATGATAATGTTTCAATGGGTGCTGAAACTAATTATGATGCGATGAAACTTTGGCAACGTCTAAAACCAGTCAATTCATCAACTGGTAGAAAAAATCCAACAATTATTAATGGTAGTTGGGGTTATCAAGCAGCATTTTCATCTAGTGATACTGTAATCTATAAATTCAGAGGTTCAACAGGTTCATTTATTGGAAATGCAGCAGTAACAGATCAAGTTACTGCAATGAAAAGTGGATTGATAAATCAAATCCCTGGTGCATATAGGTCTTGGTCAACTTCTTCACGTTCCAATTCAACTGATGCTGCTGCTAATGAAATGATGTTAGAAGGTGTCATTTATGTTGCTGCAGCAGGTAATAATAATCAAAGACTTGGTATTGGTGCAGATGATCCAGATCGTTTGAATTATCTTGAAGATGATTACTTTAGTACAACAGACCCTAGAGATGAATTTCCATCAACAACAGTTCCTTGCAATCATAGAGATTGGATGAACCCTCAAGGAATTGGATTTGATGAAACAAAAGATTTTCATCCCGTTGTATGTGTCGGTGCATTAGAAGATACTTTAACTATTGCTGGTGCAGAATATCAAGCATCATATTCAAATAATGGTCCTGGTATTGATGTTTGGGCTCCAGCAAATGAAACTTTAGCTGCTGGAACTAATGGTGTTGCTAGTTATGTTGACTATGAAAGATATGATGACACTAGATTTTATGACGCATCTTTTAGTGGAACTTCTGCTGCATCTCCCGTTGCATGTGGTTTAATTGCACTATTTCTAGAGGCAAATCCAAAGGCAACATCAAGAGATGTGAAGAATTGGTTAAAAGATCATGGCACTACTATTTTACCAGTAACTACATCTTCTAGTTCTGGTGATGGTTTTTATTCTGCAATTAATGACGACACTCAAACAAATTATTGGACTGGAAGTTATAATTTAAGAGGTGCAGATCCAAGAGTTACTTATAACCCATATGCTAATGATGATAAAGTTTCTATGGAAAATATAACTCTTGAGGGAATCAATTTATCATACGAATAAATAACTAGAAAAGACTTATGGCTAATAAGGATTTTGGTGTAAAGAAGATAAAACTGATTGGTTCATCTGGCACCCCCAATTTAACAAGTCCAACTAATCTTAATCTAAACGCAAATACTGTTGCGATTAGTACGGATGTCACGATTGGAGGTAAAGTTCAATCAGATGTTATTGTTGGAACTGGATATTCTGTAGGTATTGGTAGCACTCAACCTACAGCAAATTTGGACATCAATGGTGATGCAAGAGTTGGCGTAGATACCTCTAAAGGATTGATTTTGACTGATTCTACGGGAACTCAATATAGAGTTGGTGTACACACTGATGGAACTCTATTTACAGTATCTATCTGATAAATACAAACATAGGAAAGATCTACCAACATGGCAAGGAACAATAGAGAACTATCTCAATTAGCCGCTTATATTGGCATTGAAGATCATACTCAGGAAATAAATCTGGGCGCTTCTTATCAGTTTAACCAAGTTCTTGCTATTGGAGCATCTGCTTACACTGGATTAGAACTAAACCCAGCAGTTGGAATAGGAACCACTGATATAACGAGATTTTTTCAGGTGGTTTCTTCAAATGGATCTTTATTTTCAAAAAATTCTGAAAATCTTGGTGGTGGAGTTGAAATAGAAGGGGAAATAAGAGTAGAAGGAATAGGTAGTTTTGGATCAACAATTACTATAACGGCTGGTGAGTATGATTCAGCACCACAAGATACAGATGCATTAATCATTCCTCTTGGTATAACAAATATAGGTGGTAATATAGTAATTGATACTGATGTTCAGTCTGGAGTTGGTATAGGTACAACACACATATCTCTTGCTATCAATAACGCATCAATAAGTATTGGAAATTCTAGTGGGGGAATTGTACAATCGACTATTCCACTTTCTATTAATGGTGGAGGAGATTTATCGATAGCAGGATTAAATGCTCGGGATGCTTTAAATGTTGGTGGAGGTCAAATTAAATTACAAGGACCAGTCAGAATAACTGATGGTGGTCTTCCAGAAGCAGATAGAGTATCTTCTTCGATAGATTCTGGACTTGTTACTGTTGCAGGCGGAATTGGTATTGCTGGATCAGTTTATCAAGCAGATGGAAATATTAGAACCAATGGAATTATTATTAATGATGATGGTGAAATTTTTGTACCATCTGCTGCAGCTGGACCTGGATTAATAGTTCAGTCTGGAGTGAGATTTAATGAAGGACCATGTGAAATTGGAGACATATACGTTTCTGGAGGACCAGTTGGTCTCTCAACTTTTCAAAATTTATTTTTTATTGATAATGCTCAAAAAGCATTTGATTTTACTAGCATCGGAGTTACTGGAACTAATGCTCCCGCATTGCAAGTTTCTGGGGGAGGAATATTTGGAGATAATCTTCATGTAGTAAATGAATTGATGACCACTGGTTTGGTATCTTGTAGAGATTTTCAAGTGGCTCCTACCTCGTTCGATGGTGGAACAACATTAATAAGATCATCTTCTATTGACCTTGGTAATCCAGGTGAAGTAATCGGTGTTTCTACACACATTATTAGATTTAATACTCAAGTAGATAGTGCTATTGTTCCTACAACAGATTCAGGATATAATCTGGGAGATCCCTCATATAAATGGTTTAGTGTATATACAAATGAAATTTCTGCTAATACAGTTGCTATTAATACTGAGGCAGTAATAAACAATTTATCTGTTTCTGGTATTGCAACTTTTACTGGTGCATTATATCATAGCGGAACACCTGGAAGTGCAATATTTTATAATGGAGTAGATCTTCAAAATGAATCTACAATAGACACAGTAACTATAAGGCAGTTAACTGCTATTGAAGATATTTTAGGAACAGCAACAACGTCTTTGAGGGCAAAAGCAATCGATGTTGGTACTGCTACTACTGATCAGTACTATCAAGTTATGCTTACTGATAGTACTGGTGGAAATATAGAAAGTTCCGTATTTGTTGATGATGGATCTGCTGGTGGTGATGGTGAGCTTGGACTGAGATATAATCCGTTCACAGATAATTTATTGATTGGAGGAAATCTATATGTAGATGGTGCGGGTTCTGAAGATCTCGTAATATCGATGAATCCATCATCTCTTACAAGTAAGAATTTAAAATTCTTTGAAGATGGAATCAATACTATTGAAATGTTTAGTAATGATCAAAGATCTTTATCCATTGGATCTACAATTGGTGTTTCAACGATTAATACCTATTTAACTTCGGTAAGAGGAGATATATTATTAGGAGCGATTGGAATTACTACCGCTGCAATTAAAAATGTAAATGGACTTGAAAATATTACAATCAATGGTAATACCTTAACAGAATTTGCAAATGATATTGCAATGAATGGTAGTACTTTTGATGTTAGAAATGCAACGTTTAATCTATGTAATTCAAATTCTACAACAATTAATGCTTTTGCACTAGGAGATCAAATTACAATAGGATCTCCTGTAGGTTTTACTTCTTTCAGAAATCCAATTGTAAGATTTGCGGGCGACATTAGAATTGATGGTAACGCTATTCAGGCATCTGATGGTCAGGAAAATATTATTATGACCGGTGCCGACTTGACTAGATTTACTGGAGATATTCAAGTCGATGGTAATGATATCAGAGTTGCTGGTGGTGTAACCAATATTACAATGGTTACAAACCTAAACACTATATTTGCTGGAGATATTCAAGTTAATGGAGATGAGATTAGAGGATCTAATGGAAGTTTAAATATTTCTCTTGCTCCTTCTCTAACTTCTATAGCAGGAACACTAAAGGTTGAGGGAAATAGTATTCAGTCTGGTGCTGGTATAACAAATATTACGCTTGATACAAATTATACTCAGATTGAAAGAGATCTTAGAGTTAATGGCGATAATATCAGAGCGTCTGATAATTCCGTCAATATTACGATGGATGGATCTGCAAATACAACAGTTGCTGGTGATATAACAGTAGGATCTAATAACATTAATGCAGCGGATCAAACTACTTCTATAACATTAGAATCTGGTGGTAATGCTGGAATTGTTTCTACTTTAACAGTAAATGGTAATTTAATTGTTAAAGGCGATGATTTTAACGTACTCTCTGCAAATGTTAAATTTAAAGATAGATTATTAGAACTTGGTTTAGGAATAAGTACAATATCACCCTTTACAGATTTAGTTATTCCTACTTCTGATGAAAATAAAGATGTTGGTTTAGTTTTAAATTATTATGATGTTAGCGCAAAGAAAGCTGCTATTTTCTGGGATGATTCTTTGGGTTCTATTGGAATTGCCTCAGATGTTTCAGAATCATCTGAAGTATTATCTATCAATCAATATGCAAAATTAGTTGCAAAATCAATAACAATTTCTGATTGCGTAGGAACTTCTGATATTATTGAATGTGCAGATTCAACCAGAACTTTAGTAAATATTACTATAGACGGTGGGGAATACTAAGAATACTAAGAATACTAAATAAGATAGCACCTAATTTCTATTAGGTTTACGGTATATACCAAATATGGAGATAGATGGCAGATCCTCAGATTCGTTTAAAAAGGTCAACAGTATCCGGTAAAATCCCAACTACCGCACAACTTGCTATCGGTGAGTTAGCTGTAAATGCTTTTGATGGAGAAGTATTCTTAAAGCAAGATACAGCAGGTGTTGGAATTGCAACTCGTGTTATCCGAGTGGGTGCTGGAGGATCTCTAGGTAAAACTATTTTTGTATGTAAAGAAGGTGATGATGCTAATACAGGTTTAAATGAAAGAGATGCAAAACTATCAATCAAAGCCGCTGCCGAAATAGCAGAAATCTTTGATACTATTAAGGTTTATCCTGGTGTATATGTTGAGCAAAATCCAATTATACTGGATAAAAATGTATCTGTAGAAGGTCTCGAATTAAGAAACTGTATTGTTTCTCCAGCAAATGCAGACAAAGATTTATTTTGGGTTAATGATGGATGTCACTTAACTGACCTTGGATTTACAGGATCTATGGATTCTGGATCTGCTGCAGTTGCTTTTAGACCTCTTGAGAGTGTAGCATCCGATAGATATTTTGACGCAGCAAGACTCATTCGCGTCAACTCAGACTTTATCGCAAGAGAAGCAGTTGGATTCCTGACCAGTGGTTATAGTGGTTATGCAGGAACACACCTTGCACAAGATGGTGCAACTGCTCTTGAGGCAAACCTTGATTTTATTGCACAAGAAGCTGTTGGTTATATTACAAGTACCGACTATAAAAATCCAGCGTTTGTCGTAACTCCAGGAGCTCCCCAGGACTGCAAAGATGATGTTAAGGATATATTTAAAGCAATTGCATATGATTTAAAATCTACTGGTAATTTAAAGTCGGTAGGTGCAGCATTATCTTACTTTACTGCTGGTGGTGCTTTAGATCATGTTGATGGTGTTGATACAAATGGATATAGTATTGCCGATGCTACTGTAGCTGCTATTGAGCGTGCTGTTGGTATCGCAACATATGTAATCAACCAGAGACCATGGGCTAGTGTTGGTGCTGGTGGTACTACAAACGTTACTGGATTTGTTTATGATAATCTAACTGGTATCGCTACCGTTACCTCTGTTGGTCATGGTGTAACAACTGGTGATATTGTTGAACTAGCTGGAATTGCATTTACCTGCCCTGGAGGTAGTGGAATTACTACAACTATTTTCCCAGATGGTACAAACGGAGAGTACTTTACAGTAACAGAATATGTTGGAGTAAATACTTTCAAAACAAATGTTGGCGTTTCTTCAATTACTCACACCTATGATACTGGTGGAACGGTAGAAAAATATAATAATTATTCTACTAGTTATACTCAAGCAATTGATTCTACAAGAAGAAATAAGAAATATCTTTATAATGATTCTAACGATAGAATTATTGTAGGAACAGGATGGTGTACTGGTGTTGGTAATAGCATTAGTTATCTTGCAGGAATTACAACAAATGCTGTTGGTACAGGATCTTCTTCTGGTGTTGTTGGAATTATCACTGGTATTAACCTTGATACGTTCCGTTGCTCTAGAGATGTAAGAGATATTCTTAAGGCAGTTTGCTACGATATTACAAGAGGTGGATCCACAAAAGTCGTTGCTGCTGGTAAGACTTACTTCGACAGCGATTTAGCTGCAGTTGGTGTTTCTTCATTCGTAGCAGGAACTCTTAATAATTCTCCAATTGATGAAGTAACTCAAACGATTCGTGCTGTTGATTATGCTCAAGACATCGTTCGATGCGTAATTAACAATACGACATGGGGTGGAGTTTCTATTGGATATACAACTCCAATTGATACAATTGTTTATGATAGTAATACTGGTTTTGCGACGGTTACAACCAGATATGATCACGATCTTTCTAAAGACGATTCCGTTGAGATTACTGGACTAGGATTTACATGCCCTTCAGGATCTCCTGGAGATGAAATTACAATTATTACTGTCGATTATGATAGTGTTACAGGTATTACTACATTTGAAACATCTACTGATCATGAATTAAAGTCTGGTAATGGTATTACAGTTACTTCTACAACTGGTAGCGATTTTGATAATTTGATTGTAGATGATAAACTTTCTGATGCTTCATTTGTAGCAAGAATTGGTACTGGTCTTGGAGCCAATGGTGGTTTATCGGGAACAATTAAGGTACAGAGATATTATACACCAGAAGTAGGAATTAATTCTGCCGTTTACGATAGAATCACTGGATTTACTACGATTGGATTTACTGCAAGTGGATCTGGTAATTCCGATAATGATCCAGCATATATTACAAATGATGGAAAAGTTCGCCTAGAAAATTTAGTATTCCAATGTGATTCTGGTGGAGGTCTTTCAACTCAGTTCTTCCCATCAGGTGCTGTTGGTTATGACTTCCCAGTAGAGAAAGTTGGTGGAGATAGATATCAAGATTCTGCGAATTTAATTGCAGGCAACAAGTTAGAAATCACAGATAAGGCTCTTGCAAATATTGCAATTGTTCATCCAGATTTCTTCTTCCCAGGAGATTCCTCAATAACAACAACTTCCAGATATAAAGATGCATATCGTCTGATTCAACAAAACAAAGGTGAGATTGTTGGAACAGCATGGACCACAATGGTCACAGAATATCCCGCATTATCTGGAACTGAAGATAAGTGTAAGAGAGACTTGAACTATCTTGTAGATGCTGTTTCGACAGATATTTTTACCAGTGGAAATAATTATTCAATTGCTTTTGCTAAGAAGTATTTTGATGCTTCTGGAACTTTCCTTACCAATGGTCTTGATGGTGAAGAAGTACAATCTATTCTCGCTTTCGACACAGCAAGAGATCAGATGAAATTGGCGGTTGCTAACCAGTTATCAACTAAAGATACTACAGTTTCTGGCGGATCCAGTTATTTTGGTGATGGAAGTCCTGCTATCGGAAATAGTGAGACATATTCTTGCAGTGATGTTCAAGCATCTATTGATAACTTAGTTGGTATTGCAACAGAAGCTATTGAGTCAGAAAATCTTAATGTTATCAATGGTCTTACAATTAATTACGGTAACTTCCCAGGTGGAGAATTTAAGTGCAGAAGAGACATTGCATATGTTGTTGATGCTCTAATCAATGATTTGAGAACAGATAGTAATAAAAATATTAGAGAAACTACAAGAAAGTATTTTACTGCTACTGGTGATCCTATTAGTGGTGGATTAATTGGTGAAGAGTCAGAGTCTGTAACTGCATTCTCTTCTATTGCAGCATATTCAAAATTAGCTATTAATAATGTTCTTAATTATAGAGATACAACAATTACTGCGGATCCTGCAGTTGGAGTCAATACAGATCCTTTAGGTTGTGCAGATATTCGTTCTTCTATTGATAGTCTGATTGGTATTGTTACAACTCACGTTGGTGCAGGAAATCTGAATAATTTCCCAACACTTTCTATTGCAAGTTCTATTACCGTTAATACTGGTGTTTCGACACTAGATCATACTTACATTGGTGGTGGAAGTGCTTTCATCGGGATTACAACAACAGTATTCCCAGATGGAACATTTGGAAATATCTTTAATGTTGATACAATTGTCGGACCTACAACATTCACAACAAACTTCGGACCTACTGAAATTTCGCATACATATACTGATAATACCGGTAACATTCTGAAGTTCCAACCATTTACTAAAACAGATGCTAGTTTTGGTGGCGGTCAAGTTAAAGATGAGTCTATTCAATATGATCCTAGAGTCAACAGTAATACAAGTCCTGCTGGATGTAAAAATGTAATGAGTTCTATCGATACTGTTATTGGTATCGTTACTTCAATTGTTGGTGGAGGAATTACCGCAATTCAAAGTCCTGTAAATCCAACTGGTATTACTACTAGATTTGAAGGATTTAATGGTGCTGGTTATGGTCCTGCCGAAGGTGAAGATTCTGATCCAAACTTCAGTCCTGGAGTTGGACAAGTCTTTAAAGGTCCGTATGTAAGAAACTGTACGAACTTTATTTTCGACAGTATTGGTCTTAAGATCGATGGTTTTGCTGCAGAACCTGGTGATGAGGATGAGATTGGTGTTCAGGGTTCCATGTCGGTTGACTCTTATACTCAGTACAACCAGAGAGGAATTGGAGTATCAATCACTAACGGATCTTACGCTCAGTTAGTGTCTATCTTTACAATTTGTTGCGATGAAGCGATTGTAACAAGAAGTGGTGGACAATGTGATCTTACAAACTCAAACTCTTCATTTGGAAGAATTGGTTTGATTTCTCAAGGTATTAGTGATAACACAACTAAGTCTATCTATAGACAAACTGCGAAAGTTGAATCTGCTGCACCCGCGAATGATATTACTTTAGAAGTAAGTGGAGTTGGAACACAAAGACCTTATGATGGTCAAGTGTTCTACATTGATAAACTTTATTATTCTCTGAATACTATCACCATTACAAATGGTGGAACTGGATATAACACTCCAAATGATGCGATTATTACTATTGAGGCTCCAACAGGACCAAATGGAATTGGCGCACAAGCAATTCCAACTGTAGAAAATGGAGCAATTACTGCGATTACATTAATCAATACTGGTACTCAATATGAAACTCTTACTCCAAATGTGTCTATTGCAGCACCTCCTGGTGGTGGTACACAAGCAACAGCAGAGGTAACAAAAGCAGATCCTTTATATTACAAGGTTTTATCTGCAACTTTACCACAAGCAGGTCTTTCAACTATCACAATTATTCAGGGGTTAAATAATAATGTATCAATTGGCGATACAGTTTATCTAAGTCGCCAAAGTTTACAGATCACATCTTCTCACTCATTTGAATATGTTGGTGCAGGTAATGATATCTTTACCGCAAGACCTGGTGTTGGTGGTGTAACAATTCAAGAAAATGAGGTTGTTAAAGAAGATGGTGGTGAGGTCATTTATACCTCTACCGACCAAGCAGGTAACTTTAGAATTGGTGATGGTGTTACCATCAACCAAGCAAGTGGAACGATTACAGGTAGAACCTATCTGAAGTCACTATTCAATAACGTAACACCATTCATTCTAGCACTAGGAGACTAATTAAATGGCTGCTCAAATTGCGATTAATAATTTTAGAACAATTACTAATACGCCCACAACATCAGACGTTCAAATCTATACAGCACCAACAGGATATACATCAGTATTCCTTTTGGCGCAAGCTATCAATACTGGAACAGTAACTAGAAAAATTACTTTTAGTTACTACGACAGCACTGATACAACCACAACACCAATTGTAAATGATTTTCCTGTTCCTGCAGGAGATACGGTCAATCTTCTTCCTGGAAAACTAGTTTTAGAAACAGGAGATAAGATCGCTGTTTCTGTAGATGCAGGATCGGACATGAAATTTCTTTCATCAATTCTAGAAACTTCTAACTTCTAATTCTAATTTTAACTTATAAATCATGGCTAATTACGGTAAATTCCTATCTGGAAGAGAAAGATCTTTTGGAATCGGCATCACTGATTACAGTGAGAACACTAGAGTATTGGACGTTATTGGTAACGTTGCAATTGGTGGTAGTGTTGGTATCGGTTCTACACATGGAATAGAAGGTAGAAATATTGATACTCCTGCTGCCGATGTAGACACTGGAACCATTAGGATTCATAAGGAACTATTTGCTTATGATGGTACGATGGGTTCTGATAATCAAATATTAGTATCTCTGGGTGGAACTTCCGTAACATGGAAATCTCTTGAGGGGGTTGCTGATCTTGGTGTTACTATTAGAGAAGAAGGAACAATTGTAGGTTCTGCAGAAAGTGTAAGAGATATTAATTTTGTTGGTGATCTTATCACTGCAACTTCTTCTGGTATTGGTGCTACTATTACTATTGCTAATGTAGATCCTGGTGGTACTAACGGACAAGTTCAATATAATGATGGAGGAATTTTTGGTGGGTCTGCAGATCTTTTTTATAACGATTCTACAGGTAGAGTGGGAATTGGATCTACCTTAATGCAATATAAATTAGAGGTTGGTGGAGCTGTTAGTGTTGGAGGATCTATATTTGGTATTAGACATTATGCTACTGTAGATACTTTAACACCCATAGTAGATCAGGAACTTGCCACAAAAGCCTATGTGGACAACTTCGCAACTGCTGGTCTTGTTGTTCAGAAAGCGGTATCGGCAGCAACAACAGAAGCACTTGTAGCATACTATGATAACGTAGATACACCACCTGATGGTATTGGTGCTATTCTTTTCGCACAATCAAATGGTAATATTAATACAACAGGTATTGCTGGAACAGGTCTTGTTGATAGATTTAACGGATTATTAGTATCTGATCGTATTCTTGTAAAGGATCAGGGTTCTAATGGAATTGGAAATACATTTGAGAATGGATATTATACCGTTACTAGACTTGGAAGTGGATCAACATCATGGGAACTGACCCGTGCTGTTGACTTCGACGAAAGTTCCGAAATTATCTCGGGTGCGTTCTCGTTCGTTCTGAACGGTAATGATAATTCTGGTGGTGGTTTTGTGTTGATTACCAAAGAACCAGTTTCTATCGGTGTTAGCGCACTAGAATTTACCCAGTTCTCTAGTCCTGGCGAAATACAAGCTGGTAAAGGTCTGATCAAGGTTGGTAACAGATTTGATGTTGTAAGTTTAGATTCTAGCGCAATTGTTGTTAATGATGATGATCTTAATCTAGCACAAGTAACAGTTTCATTTGCTGATTCGACTAGTAGATCTGATAGATTTGTTGAATCATTTCAAGTAGATCAGTATGGTAGAGTTACAGGTATTATTACAACAAATACAATATCATTAGGAACTACTGTTGTTGGAGAAGAAGGAATAGTTTCTTTCTATGGTGGTCACTTTGAAGAAAATTATAATAGTTTAGGTTCTGGTCATATTGGTCTTGCAAGTGTTACTACCGGAGCAATTATGGCTGCCGATGGAACACCGAATGAAATTACGGTTACACGAAATGAAGGAAGAATTATTCTAGGATTCCCTAATGATATAACTGTTTCTGGTGATGTAACTAGTACTAGTGGACAATTTATAGGAGATGGTTCTCAATTAACAGGAATTATTTCTGGTGTTGAAGTGCAAGATGATGATTCGCAAGTAGTTGCAGAAGCAACAATAATAAATTTTGAAGGAACTGCAATTACTAGTATTGTTTCCGAATCTGCTGGTTCTAAAGCAACTGTTACCATCGATGCTACGGATATTAATGCTCTTGGTTCTGCAAACCAAGTGTTATTTAAGAACGCATCTAATATTGCAACAACTTCTGCTAACTTAACCTTCGATGGAACTAACTTAGTTTGCGGTGGTACTGTTACTGCAAACTCTGATGAAAGATTGAAAGAAAACGTTGAGACTATTGAAGATGCACTTGAAAAGGTTAAGCAACTTCGTGGTGTTGAATATGATCATAAGAAAACTGGAGATCATTGTTTAGGTGTTATCGCACAAGAAGTTGAGAAGATCGTACCTGATGTTGTTTATGAAGATGCTCTTGGAGTCAAGTCAGTTGCATACCAAAATATGGTTGCTCTTCTGATTGAAGCCGTTAAGGATCAACAGAAGCAGATTGACGAACTAAAGTCTCTCCTAAATAACTAAAAGAGTCTTTTTCTATAATGTCTGATAAAAAGTATTGCCGACTTTGCAAGAAGAAGGAAACTAGAAAGGAGTGTGGTTACGGTCCTAAAATGTGGGATCGTTATAGTGTAGATGATGCATCAGATAAAGAACAGCATGATGCTGCTGTAGAATCTGGTATTATTGGAGAAGCAACTAGAATTCCTTCAAAGATCGGCAATCTTATGATGGTTGTTGTGACCTGGAAAGGGAGAACATATGTCTTAAAAATGTTCTTCCCTCAGGCAAAACTTCCATCAAGAAAAGAAGTCGAAGCACAGATGCAAGGAATTTATCCTGGATCTAAAGTCAAGTACACTTCTGTTATTGAAAAGGAACCTGGCGAAACTTTCTTATATGCAGAAGAAGTTGATCTAGAGGAAGGAGCTTCTTGGACAAAAAAGTCGGGTAAGAACCCTGAGGGGGGTCTCAATGAAAAAGGACGTAAGTCTTATGAAAGAGAGAACCCTGGTTCTGACCTTAAAGCACCCTCAAAAAAAGTTGGAAATAAGAGAAGAGCATCATTCTGTGCAAGAATGAAAGGTATGAAGAAGAAACTTACTTCTTCTAAAACTGCTAACGATCCAGATAGCAGAATCAATAAATCCCTTAGAGCTTGGAACTGCTGATGAAATCCTTCAAACAATTTATATCGGAGTCAGTCAATATCTCTGGCGACTTCAACGGAAACTTATATGTAAACTCTCCACCTGAAGAATCAAAACAGGTTGGTGAGAATTATGTTGCAGATGTTACTTGGATGGGTAGCATCTATCGACTTGAGATGGTATCTAAGAATGGTATTCCAACCAAACAAGAACTTGGGGAACAATTACAGAAAGATTATCCTGGAGCAATGGTTCAAAACATTTATCCAGTAGAAGAAAAGAATTTCAACATTAAAAACACAAGAAGATACCATCCTTCAAAACTAGAGTGGATTGACTAAATTATGGCTCAGTGGAATAAACAAACTCAAGACTTCTTGAATCAAGAGAGAAGTCTCTTTGAGGTTTTTAATATTGCAGATCACTGGGGAAACCAGACTGACTGGAGACCTCAGTTTTCCGACAATAACAGACTAAAGGTTGCTCCCTTCCAAACAGTTTTCTTCAATACTTTCCAGTATGGTAAGGAGACTGATGTTTGGGATGAGAGTCTAGTTGGTGTTGCAACTGCTACTCATAATCCTGCTTCCAGTAATGTGGTTATGGAAGTTGGTTCCACTGCTGGTAGTAAGATTATCAGACAGACTAAACAGGTAATGAGATACATTCCTGGTAGACCAGCAACTCTCGCATTTGCAGTTCGTCTAGAAACACCACAAGTCGGTATTCGCAGAAGATTTGGATTGTTTAATGAGACTGATGGTGCTTACTTTGAGGATGATGGAGGCACATATTCTTATGTAATTCGCAGCAGTGCAACTGGTATCACCACAGAAACAAGAGTAACCAGAGAAAACTGGAATGGTGAAAAGTTTGATGGTAATGGATACACTGGTGTAACTGCTGATGCTACAAAACAGCAGATGATTTCCATTAACTATGAATGGTATGGTGCAGGTGGTGTAA